TGGTCATTTTTCAGGAACGGCATCGCCTGCAACAAGGTTCCGAACAACATGGCGTTCGGTGCGTTTTGTGTCAGCCAGTTGGTTTGGTTGGTTGAACTCAGCGGTGCAATCCGCTCGTAGTACAGAACCTCAAACGAGTAATTGGTCGCTGGAGTTGGTGCCAGATACCAGTGCTCCCAATCGGTGTCAGCGTAGAACAGTGGGATGTCAGTCTTGCTGCTGTCTGGCCAATAGTTTTTGAGATATTCGTACTTACGCAACAGAACAGGCTGGCGCACACCGTTGATCGAGACGTTCATGGAAACTGTCTTGCGCCACCGGGCAGGTTTTTGCAGGACTGGGTTTGCCGATGTCATGGTCGACTCAACGATCTGCAACTGACCCAAGGTTTTGATCTCTTGGGCAATTTCAAACTCAGCAAGGGAAATAAATGTTGGGATGGCATTGACGACAGCAGCGTCCTTGCGCTCCAAGTATTGAAGCACTGTGGAGGTCAAGTCGTCATACGTCATTACCCATGATGGGATGTTTGCCATGTCAGTCCTTCATTTTGTTGTATTTTCCCATTGAGTCAGTATTCAGGCAAGGCGTCAGGCAAACAGACGGGTGCCAGCCTTGTCAATGATGAGCGCCTGACGACGGGGTTTGGCATCTGGCGTGTTGGGCACGCTGATGTGTGTCCATCGGTCAAACTCACGAATGATCTGGTCAAACTGCAGATCCGATGCAATCACAGCCCGGACCACCTCATCAGGGGTCATGCCGGGAATGCGCAGATCAGCCGCGCAACCGATCCGGTGCTGGCTGGTGTCCTTGGAACCCACGGCGTCATTGACTTGTTTGCAACGGAAGGCGCTGTTGATCATTACGGGCTTACCCCCTAGTACCCCCTTGACCTTCTCCAAAAACGCTGCCAAACGCTCTAAATTGGCCTTCTCGGCCTCGTTTGGGGTGTTGTCGAACTCCCTGTGGTCGGTATGGGTCAGTTCTTCCAATGTGAAGTGTTCAGAAAGGTTCATTGTTCAACTTTCATGGTTTGGATGGTGTTGTAGGCGTCGATGCAGGCATTGAGCTTTCTGATGGCGGCGTCTCCATCGTCTGTGATGGCGACAAGAGCTTGAGCAAACGCTGGCTCAAGTTCGGCTCTTGTTTCGTTATCTCCGCTGGCAGGGGTGGAGCCTGTGGCGGCACATAGGGGGCTTTTGGTGGGGATTGACAAGCGCAGAGTGCCATCAGCGATAGACATGTTGCGCTTAACAATTTCAACTTTTGCATCATTGTTGGCCTTCTGTAGTTTGTTTGATAAGTCATTTACCTTGGACGTCATAACATGCTCGACCTCACGGGCCTCAGCATTGAGTCGCGCAATCTCGGCTTGCTGTTCTGCTTCAGCCTCGGCGTAGCCCTTGTGGTGGCCTGTGAAGAACGCACCAATGAGCGCCAGCACAAAACCTAAAATGACGTATGGGTTGAAGATGGACATTACTCGTCCTTCTTGTCTGAGATATGGATGCCCGTGATCAGACCAATGAAGCCACCCACGATTGTTTGGAAGGCTGGGCCAACAATGTCAAAGACAATTTTGTCGTCCACAGTTGGGTCATAAATGGCCAACAGGAACATGTAAATCATGCAACTGACCACGCCCATCAAAGACAAGGCGGCAATCACTGTGACGATACCTTTTAAATTCATACTGCACCTCAAAATGGTAAAAAACTCAAAGCCTTATCCATCGCCCTTTGGGCAAGTGGCTCAGGCAAAACGTAGACAAAATCCAAAAACCACCAAACGCAAGCGACTTTGCAAAATAGCCGAAACCATTTTTTAAAGCCCTCGACGATCTCATCCATGATTCCTCAACTGGTAGATTCCATAGCCCACCATGCCGATCAATAATACGCCAGCAAGTGACCCAAGCACAATCTCAAGAGCCTCCTGTGCTTCCTTCTTTTTTCTGGCGGCGGCATCTTTTTCTTTCTTTGCCGCCTTTGCAAACTCGGCCTCCATCGCATTTGCTCTGGCTTTGATCCTGTTCCACAAGTCCATGTGGTTAGGAAAAAATAATTTATTTTTTACGTCTTCCTCGAACTGACGATTGCGCTCAATCGCCATCTCGATCTCAAACGCTTTTCCCATGGCCGAACCCTTGAAGTTGCCATTCTTGGCATCAAGCACAACTTGAAGACCGTTGACCTTGGCGTCGAAGTAACGGCCCAAAAATGGGCCGAGGCTTTCTACGTTTTGGGCGGTGTTTGCCGCCTTTTTGACAAGGTTAACTGCTGAGTTAATCGCGTCAAGTGCTTCTGATGGATCAATCATTTTCTCCTCCCTCGCAGTTATTCATGGCAGACGTTGACCTGATACGATGGTCTGCCAGCACCGCCTTTTCACGCTGGGGCGCTCAGGTCATATGCCGATCATTTTCTTGACAAACTCAGCGGCCACGCCGGGGCCAAGCAACACAGCCGCAATCACCACGTACAGAAGGTACTCGATCTTGGTCATGCGCTTGGAGCCATCATCAAAACGGCTTTGAATGCTTTCATACCGTTGAGCGCAGATTGCCTCGTGAACACTCAACCGCTTGTCGGTTTCGTTTGCAAGTTCGTGAATGGCTTCCATCGGTCAATCTCCGCTCAACTGGGCTTACTCAGCCGCTGGTTCTGGTGCTGGGGCAGCTTGTGCGCCCTGCTCTGAGGCTTGTTTTTGAATCTCACTGATCAGGCCAGTGACTTCCACGAATGGCCGTCCACCGAGGTACTGCAGAATACCGTTGATCAAGTTTGTGCTCAGTTTGATTTCATCCATTTTTCATCTCCATGAAATTTGCCGCCAAAGTAGGGTGGCGGCATCCCTTTTCTATTATGCCGTGGTCCAAGGCAGTGGCGGTTGAATAACCGGGGGATTGATCTGGTTTTGAATCTGGGCGTCAACGTTTTCTTCAGTTGCTGTTTTGTCAACGCCGTTACTCCAGCACCAGCCAAGGACTTGGTCTTGCGTAAGTTGGGCGTAGGGCGTAAATGACCCGCCAGTCTCGGGTTGAGGGAATGAGCATGAACCGTAAGCAGTCCCGCTATATGTTCCATCTGTGCCGTTGCAGCGCCAACCAGCGGTCAACACAACTTCAGTGTGCCCGTTGATTTCCGTAGTGGATGCGTTCATCCATTCAATGATCCAAGTGATAGTGGTCATTTTTGCTCCAGTGCCGTGAGGCGGGTTGTGAGTGATTCAATAAGGGCTTGTTGTTCTTGAATGGCTTTGGTTAAAACAGCGGTTAATTTAGGGTAATCAATACTCTTGTATTCCGCACCAGTTACAATTTCAGGAACTTCCAATTCCATGTCTTGAGCAATAAAACCGATAGACGAATCGCCCATATTGATGTGTTTAACCCAATCGTGTTTAATGGGTTTAAGTTTCATTACCGTATCTAAACCATATTGAATTGGTTGGACGTTGGTTTTTAACGCAGCATCTGAAGGGGTGCGAATAATATTTCCAAATGCGTCAGTAGATAATGTAGTTGCACCGCCTAGAATGTAAGCTGAATAAATAAGACCATCAGCCCGAAATCCATAAACAGCAGTAGAGCCAGAACTAGTATACCCACGATGTAAATAAAACAAAGTGCTTGTAGCTTGAGCGCTAAGAACTTGGGAAACGTCAGATGTTGTCCCACTTGATAAAGTGTTCCAAATACGATGAGTTACATCGTTGTCTGATCGTGATGCAACAAATTTTGCACCGGCACTTGTAGTCCCCACCAGCAAATTTCCACTGGAGTCAAGACGCATCCGTTCAGTAGCAGATGAAGTATTACTAAACGCCATTCCCCCGCCATTTTCAACAGTAATGCGGCCTTGCTCTCCACTGGTGGCATTACCCATAAAAATATATGAGTTATTTGTTCCGCTTCCCCGCGCATAATATGCGCCATATCCAGCCGTACCAGTTGAATATACAATGCTGTTTGCAGCAGATACTTCTAACGGGCCGCTTGGTGAACTTGTTCCAATTCCTACGTTGCCAGCGGCAGAAATACGCATCCGTTCTGTGTTGTTTGTAAAAAACAACATTGGGGCATTAGCACGTTGAACCAATTGCGCTTGATTTAACGTATCTTGAATCATGTCAAACGATGTTGACAAGAAAGAATTACCATTACCAATAACGGAAAGAAATGAGTTTTGACCAGAACCAGCCCTAAACAAAGCTACGTTTGCGGCCGATGCGGAATACACATCCAATTTCTGAGAAGGCGAACTTGTCCCAATACCTACGTTAGTGCCATCAAATACAAAAGCAGACCCAGTAGCCAATGCACTTGTGGAGCTTGCGTAGACCACACCGTTAGCGGTGAAGGATGTTAGACCCGTTCCACCGTTGGTTGTTGGCAGCGTACCCGTCACACCTGTGGACAAAGGAAGACCCGTCGCATTGGTCAAAGTCACCGATGTGGGTGTTCCCAAAATAGGTGTGACCAACGTGGGCGATGTGGACAACACGTTGTTGCCAGAGCCTGTTGAAGTTGTAACACCCGTTCCTCCATTGGCTACGTTTAATGTGCCTGCCAATGTGACTGCGCCAGTGGTTGCGGTGTTTGGCGTAAGTCCAGTTGTACCTGCACTGAAAGATGAAACGTTGACGTTACCTGCTTTGGATGCAAGCACCTGCACATTACCGCTGCCGTCCTTATAAAACAGCTTGCCATCAGCGTAGTTCAGCGCCAGTTCAGCACCCAAAGCACTGCTGGTCAGGTTTGCTGCCAATGGCACGTTTGACGCCGTACCGCTTGCGTAGATCAGGATCGGGGTATATCCACTTTGTGCCATGTCGTTTCCTTAGAATGCGCCTCCAGCAATACCATTTGTGATGGTGCCGTTTGCTGCGTTTGCGGTTATTGATGAGTTTACCAATTGTGGAAGATTTCCGGAAGTCGCCGTCACAAACGTCAGGTAATTTGTTGCCCCAGATGACGCAGCAGAAATGGCCGTGTTCGTTGCGTTTGTTGCATTTGTGACCGCAGTCGAGCCGATCACCGAAACCACTTGCGCCGCCGTGGCCGCTGTGAATGCGCTGGTGCCGTTACCGTAGGCCAAGCCTGTCAGCGTTGCTACCCCAGTGCCACCGTTGCTGACACCCAAGGTTCCTGTCACGCCAGTGGTCAATGGGAGCCCTGTGGCGTTTGTCAGCGTTCCAGAAGACGGTGTACCCAATGCCCCACCGTTGACCACGAAAGCCCCTGCAGAGCCCACAGAGACCGCCAAAGCCGTTGCAACACCTGTCCCCAGTCCACTGATACCAGTTGAGACGGGAAGGCCTGTTGCGTTGGTCAAGGTTCCCGAAGATGGAGTTCCCAGAGCGCCACCGTTGACGACAAAAGCGCCTGCAGTGCCAACACCAACGGCCAGAGCAGTGGCCACACCAGTGCCAAGACCTGTGATTGAACCGACCGCAGGAGTCACGGTGGTGTTGCCTGCCAAGGTCAATTGACCCTGTGCATTGACTGTGAAGGTGCCCACCTGAGTGGCCGAACCGTAAGCACCTGCAGTCACTGCTGTGTTGGTGATGCTGAAGGTCGTGCCTGTCAGGGTCAGGCCAGTGCCTGCGGTATATGTAATCGGTGCGGCGAACTGGACAAAAACAATCGCTGTGGTGCCAATAACGATGGGCAGCGGTGTCTGCTGAACCCATGATGTATTGGCGTTGGCCGTGCCATAAAGCACCAAAACCAAGTCACCAGCGTCAATTTCATTGGTCCCAGAACCTGTCGAATCGTAGTCGGTGGCGCGAGTCAAAACCCAGTTTGTGGACACCGAGCCTTGGTTGGTCAGTGTGTAGATGCCATTGTATGCACCGTTGGATTCATTCTTGACCAAAATCCGCACTGCATTTGTTGCATCTGTGGATGTGAATGTGTGGCCGTCAATCACCAAAGTAGCCTGAGTGCCAGCGTTCGTTATCGTAGCGCCAACACCAGAAGCACCGTTGTTGTACGTCACCGACCCAAGATCGGCGGTCGTGGCATAGTAGCAAGCATTGTGAAAGTTGATGCCTGAAGCTACGGCATCCACGTACTGCTTGGTTGCCGCCTGCAAAGCTGCTACAGGATCTTGCGTCAGCGTGACTGAAGTCAGGCCAGCCAAAGTGGTTGACGTGCCGCCCAACGATATTGCGGTTGAACCAATGGTCAATGAACTGTTGGTCAGCGCAGAATTTGGGATGTTGGTGAACGTGTTGCTTGACCCTGACATTGACTTGTTTGTCAGTGTCTGAGACCCTGTCAGCGTTGCAACAGTTGAGTCAATTGCAACAGTGATTGCGCCAGATCCGTTGTATGACGTACCTGACAACCCTGTACCGATAGTCAAGGCAAAGAGGTTTGATCCCAAAGAAACGCCAGAGATCGTGCTATTGGTCAGCGATGAATTGCCAATGTTGCTCAGGGTGTTGCTGGACCCGCTGATGGTCTTGTTGGTCAGCGTTTGTGAGCCCGTCAATGTGGCCACAGTTGAGTCGATTGCAATGGTGACAGGGGCAGAACCGTTGTAGCTCGTGCCCGTCAGGCCAGTGCCTATGGTCAAGGCATTGGAGGCCGTGGCTGTGACGGTAATCGAGCCACCCAAACTCACTGACGATCCGTTGATCGTGATTGAAGAATTCGTCAAAGCACTGTTGGCAATCCCACTCAGTGTGCCGCCCAATGTCAAACTGCCAGAGGTCGTCACAGTGCCAGTCAAGGTCAATCCGTTGACTGTGCCTGTGCCACTCACCGAAGTCACAGTGCCAGTGCCATAAGGTAGTGCGGGGATGTCGCCAGCAACCAAAGCCCTGAAGGATGGTGCTGCAGCAGATCCAGACGATGGTCCTGCAAAAACGTAGTTGGCTGTGGCCGTTGCAACACCAGTACCACCATTGGCAGGCACCAAAATGCCGCCCAATGTGATTGATCCTGCAGTCGGTGTGTTCGGGGTAAAGCCTGTTGTGCCGCCACTGAAGAAGGTCACGCCGCCTGCTGTACCGCTGGATGCCGCAGTCAATCGACCGTAGGCGTCCACGGTAAAAGTTGCTGATGAATACGTGCCTGCGGTCACCGCAGTGGTCGCCAAACCGAATGTTGGTGCGCCAGACTGGCCGTTTCCATTGGTCACAATAATTTGGCCAGACACCCCGGCCAATGTCACTTGCGAAAAATTGCCTGAATTTGTGGTCACCAAACCAGTACCGCTCAAGGCAGCAAGGTTGGCAAGGTTGGTTCCAAGCGATATAAGGGGGTTTCCAGCCACTCCGTCGGGGTTGTTGATACCCAGACCACTGCTGACCTCTAAAGAGCGCCCTGTGAGGGTATTTGCGTCGGTTTTGACCTGCAAGCCAACTGGACTTGAATTCAATGACTGAGCCGCAGCCGTTAAATTGATGCGCAACTGGTTACCGACGCCGCCATCTGTCAATGAAAGACCAGTTCCAGTGGACAAATAACGAGCCTGAGTCAATCCCGCAGTCGTGCCTACCATCAAAAATGGGTAGTTCAATGCCCCAGCACCAGCCATTGCGCCCGTGGTGGTCTGGACCGTCACCCCATTTTGGACAATCGGTACAGCCTCAGAGCCTGTCAGTGGCAGGGCATTTGGAAGTTGCGTGATCGATACTTGTGATGACATTCAAGGACTCGGCTGTGTTTTGATGATGCTGATGTTGCCGTTACTTGTTGAGTCTGAATCCTGCGTCGTACTCAAGATCTCACCGCCATAAGGCTGAGTGACAATATCGTAAGGTTCAACGGCCACACTGACATCTGGTCGAGGGTACTGCAAGTTGATGCGTTCTGTCTTGCGTGCAGGCAACCTGTACGGGTCTTTTTGATCTGCACAACCTTGTTGGCACACCTTGAGTCCGGGAAAGTTGGGGTCAGGCATCGCTTCAACGATTGCACGCTTCATGCGACAACGGTCGCAAATAAAGATTGCAATCGATGCGTTGCCCAGTGTATCGAGGAATCTTGGCATGATTACCTCGTATATACGCTGATGTTTGGTGCGAAGTAAATCGGGGACTTGTCCCGGTTTTCGTTCTCCATCATGATGAAGTACTTGTCAGCTTGTTTCTCAAGGTACTCAACTCTGGCCAAGTCAACACCCGGCAAGATCAGGCTCATCTGGTGAGCCAGCATGCATTGGATCGCTTGATAGGCGTACTGAGGAATTTCCAATTCACCAGACAGATCGCCCACATCCATGATCTGACGTGAGTACCAGATCGTCATCTGAACGAATGGATCAGATGGTGCTGGCCACAGTGTGATCTTGGCTTGTGGGATTGTGCGGTTGAGCCAATACTGGTACGGCTGATTGGCGGTAAAGTTTTTGTTGGGCAGGTTGGTGTAGTCGTCACGGTTCAAACGAGCCATGGTGACTTCGGTGGAATTGTTGCCCACATAAAATTCGGCCACATTCAATGTGTTGCCACCAGTCTCGCGCATGCGGTAATACTGCGCAGTGACACCGGGGTCGATGTCGTACCAGAGCCATTGGCCACTCACCCATGTGGTCACACCAGTATCTTGGAGCGTGGTCCATGTTGTTCCATCTTGAGACCATTCCAGCAAAATGTGAAATGAGCCCGAAGTGGCAGGCAAGATACCGATTGAACCAGCGTAAATCGGATTGTTCGTACCATAGTTGATGCCGATGTAGCCGTTGGGGGCCGTTTGAGCATCAGAGGTTAAGACGTTGTTGTCGAACGCCAATCCGGTCACGCCACTTGAGGAGAAGTAAGCACCACCAGCAGCAGGTGTAGGACGGTTTAAACGGCGATACAAGGCGTTTAAAACGTCATTACCACCTACGGGCAGCAAATACTCGTACTGGTCAGCATTGAGGCCGTAGACCTTCTTCTCGATGGCCCAGTAGTTGATGCCCTGATTGATCAGATTGGACAGAATGAAAAACAGCGACTGTTTTGCAGACTGCACTTGCTCCACGGTCAATTCTTCGGCCAATTTACCCGACATACGGGCACCTTGGTCAATGAATTTTTGAGTCGTGACAACTGTAGTTCCGCTCGTTCCGCTGTAAGCCATGCGTTACCTCACCAATTTGGGTGCTTAATGTTTTTCTGAGCAGTTCTGATTTTGGCTGCATAGGCATGCTTAACCGATCCACCTTTTTTCTTTGATAAAAGGGGACTAGATGTCTCGGGAATGGGGGTGCCGGGAATGCTATTCCCAGTGTCCCCACCACCGATTGCACTTGCAGCCATCTTCAATGCCGAACCAATGGTGTCTGCGCCAGAATTTACCTGCCTTAGACCGCTGGTGGCGTCATTGCCTCCACCGTCACCAGTGCCGTCATAAATCAAGCCGCCAATGCTGGTGATACCACCACTGGCCATCCGTTTGACTTTAGGCATGATGCACCCTTACCAGCAATTGGAATGCTTTTTGTTTTTCTGGGCAGTGGAAATTTTGCTGGTACCAATATGGATGCGGCCTGAATCAGCTTTCTTGGCAGATCCACCTTTTTTGTACTCAATAGGTCCGTTTGGAAACCCTTGATCGCTACCATCACTACCAATAGCACCAGATGCAGTTTTCAATGCAGTTCCAACTGTTCCTGCACCACTGTTGACTTGCTTCAAGCCACCAAAAGCACTGTTGTCACCATAGTCAGATGGATAATCAGGAGCGCGAATAGTCATACCACCGCCACCAGCCATGTGTTTAGTTTTCTTGATTGAGCCACCTTTTTTTCGGGATGGCCCAGTTACATAATCAACTTCTGGTTGTTGTGGTAAGTCGATGGGATACATAACATTGCTACCATTGTCTCCACCAATTGCAGACTTTGCTGTTTTAAGAGCAGTACCAATGGTTCCCGCGCCTGCGTTGACCCTACCCAAGCCGCCTGTTGCGCTCTGGTCATCATTACCATAGTACGGTGGCATGAATCCACCATTTGCCATTTTACGAACTTTTGCCATGATTTTTTCCTTTACCAATTAGGACATTTCCACCGTTTTAATGATGCCTTTGCTCTTTCAGCATCGCCTTTTGAGTGCTCGACCACTCCCGACATTCGAGCACAGAAAGCATCTTTTCTTGCACCGCCTTCAGGCTGAGGTGCTTTCAAGTGCGATCCTGTTTCTCGATTGTATTTTGCCCGACCTTTTGCTGTAAGGCCAGCCCCCTTGTTGGTCGGTAGTTTTTCACCGCGACCAACAGCCAATGATGGATTTTTTGCCATGATTTACCAGCATGAACGTGAAGGGCCACCAGTTTTCAATTTGGCGGTTTTGGCTGATTGTCTGAAGGCGTCTGCGGTGGGCGCACCTTTGCTACCAACTTTGCGCATGCGCTCAACAGGTAATCCAGCAGCTTTTTCATGTTTGATCCTTTCCTTCTTTGCATTGATATTTGCATACAGGCCGGGGTGAACATCACCACCAGATTTGAATGGGGCAGGCTTGCCGCCACCAATTTTTTCAGACCAGTCTTTGCGCAACTTGTTTGCGATCAAGCCACCTGTGGGTGAATCACTCTTGCTCAATCGCTTTGCAGCCTCCATGAGCCTGCCTGATTCACTGCGACGATTGACCCTGCCAAACTGACGCAATGACTCTTCTCTGTCCGATGCACGGTACATTTCACCAGCTTCGTTGCCAGCACGGTTTTTCCGTTTTTCGGTTTCTTTGCGCTTCTGTTCGGCCATCACAGAGCGACGAGGCTGGTAATCTGGCTCGTTCTCATCACTACCCAATTGACCAGTGGCGCGTTGATAGTCCCAGTCGCTGTCGTAATCGTGGGGGTTCATTGAGCCACCATGGGCTTTTTTGGCCGCACGCTTGACGCTGTAGGCGATTGCCACGGCTTGCTTTTGGGGCTTGCCTGCAGCAATCTCAGCTTTCACGTTCTTTGAAAAAGCCTTGTCAGATTTTGATTTGACCAATGGCATGGTGAATCCTTAATCGGGGTTCTTGATCAAAATGCCGCCAGCATAGATGTTGCAACTGAATGGGCTTCCAGTGTTGGCAACAATCTGAAACTGAATGTCAGTTTTTTCAGTGTGAGAAATCGGGCAGGTATATGGAATGTTCAAGGTTTGAACAAACGTTGTTTGGTTCAACACATTGATTTCACCAGTCGTGTTGTCTTTGTTGTATTCAGCGTACTTCATGTAGTTGCTGGATGTGAATCCAATACTTGCATCTGCTTGAATGTAAGACAAATAAAAGGTGTATCCCTTTGGCACGGTGTAGATTGACATCTGTGTTTGACCAATGCCTGCGCCAATCTTTGCGTAAGTGGTTGAACTAATCTTGGCGGTGATGTTGCCAACGTTCAAACCATTGGTTGTTGTCATCAAGTTGATGCGCAAAAACGAATTGGTTGTGGTTACGTTGGTTGTGCCATTCATTGCAATGGTTTCAACCAATGGTGCGTAATTTGCGTCTAAACCTTGAATCTGTACGCTCAGTGCAGATGTGTCTGATGCTGAATCACTTACCAGAACCAAAGGTGCGGCAGAAGATGGATATGCATATGCACCACCAGAAAGCGTTAAGCCTTCCCAAACAGGGCCAAGTGCAGTTGAGCCAACAGTAGTGCTGAACCCAAAAATGTTGATCGACGTGTGCCCATCAACTTGGCCACGCGATACTTGTAATTCAAACGGCTCGTATGCGCCCTGTCGGGTTGCAGAAGAGTAAGTTCCCATAATTTTCTCCAATTAAAAGCAGGGGCCGTAGCCCCTACCTTATTTACGCTCTGCCGCCACGCTTGCGTGGTTCTACCGTGACTGATTTCTCAGTCTTGGTAACGCTCTTTGGATTCACAAAACCACGACCTGCACCAGCTTCTCTGCCCATGCCCATCATTGATTTTGCGCCTTCAAACAAGCGACTTGGAATGCTGCGAATTGATCGAGCCATGTCCATGTCTTCTTCGCTTGGGCCGATGGATCGGTCGTAAGCACCCTTGGATGCGTCGCCGCCTCCTTCAAAGTGCTTTACCTTGCCACCTTTTTTAAAGGTACCAGATTGCAAGCTGTTGGCCACGGGACGGCTGACGAAGTGATGGGGCATCTTGACTGCCTTGCCATCATCTACGACGTTACCGCCCGTGGCGTAGTGCTTTTTTGAGGCATGACCCCCATGCTTGTAGCCGCCAGCGTTGGCCATGCGAACGCCACCAGTGGTGCCGTTCACTTCGCCTTTGTGGGCGGTGTCAGCGGGACGGTTTTCCCAGTCACCATCATGCTCGATTGCACGACCGATGCCGGGAACCTTGCCACCACGTTTGAAGCCGCCTGCGTTCTGCTCTTTGATGCCACCAGTGCCATGAGCGCGATCACGCTTGGCTTGGTGCATCTGAGTGTTCACGTAGTCGCGTTCGTTGCCCTCAATGGTGCCGCCCATCACGATACGGCCCTTGTTGAGCTTCTCATTGGTGTCGGCAGGGATTGCGCCGCCAGTGGCTTTGTGCATCATGCCGCCGCCGCACATGGCTTTGTGGTGCTCGGCCATTTTTTTGTGGTGAGCAGAACCGCCTTCTTTGTGCATCTTGGCATGGTGTTTGGCCATGTGCTTGTGATGCTCATGGGAGCCCTCTGGATGGCCAGAAACACGGTGAACCTTGCCGCCATGCTTGTAGCCAGCAGGCACGCCTTCACGGATGCCGCCAGTGCCGTGGTGTTTGTCATGACGACTACCATCAACAACTTTGGTCTTGGCAAATTTGTTTGCACCAGACTCAATGGTTGTGCGGGTCTCATCACGATCAATTGCACCGCCAGAAGCGAACTTCTTGCCAGCCAATGCTTTCTTGATCATTGCACGATCTTGTGCAGCGTCTTCGTGCTTGGCCTTGCCACCCTTTTTCATCATGGTGGGGTTCATGGAGCGACGGCGTTCGGCCATGGAAGGCTTCTTAGGAGAATGACCTTCTTCTGCCTCAAAAGCCTCATGATGCATTGGCTTGTGGCCATGCTCATCACGCATCTCATGATGCATTTTGTGGTGTACTTGACCGCCTTTTTTGAGCTTCAGAATGACTGAAGGCTCATCGGTCATCATTTTGACCATTGGTTTAAAGCTGGACATTTAAGTCTCCTTTAGGCTTGGGTCACACCGAGAGCACCCACGCGAGTTGCGTTGGGGCCGACCATGATTGCGTTACAACCAATTGTCATAACCAAACGACGGATGCCGTTGGTTGCGGAGGTTGAAGGAACATAGGTTCCACGAACGTCACCAGTGGTAGTGGTTGCGGTTGCAGCGTCTGCTTGCACAAAAGTGCCTGCATCACGAGCCAATGTGTTGGCCCAGTTCACACTCACGATGTAGCCAGCGTCAACCACGCGAACTGGGATGCCCAGAACGTCAGTTGTACCAACAGTAATTGCCACAGGCAATGCGCCGCTGATTGCAATACTGGTGATCTGATAGAACGCTTTTTTGCCAGCAACGTTAGCCACAGCAGAAGAAGTTGTACCAGTTGCAATGGCTTCACTCATTGGCTGACCGTAGTAGTCGTAACCAGATACAGTAATAGTGCGGCTGGTAGAGATTGTGCCAGAAGCGGTAGTCAATTGAACTGCACGAGCGCAATCCAGTTGCAACACGGTTGAACCAGAAGCATTGGTAACAGACTTCACCGAAGTACCAGCAGTCAATGTCAGATTACCTGAAGCGGCTGGAGTTTGAGAAGCAGCAATGTTGCTCGTGTTCAGAGCTTGAGGTACCACATCCCACATGAATGTACGACCCATAGGGCCAACACCCAGATCCATAGGGGCTGGATCACCCAACAGTGCGTTGCCAGAAGCAAACACGTTGATTGCACCAGTGGCGCTTGAAGAAGCGCTCAAAGTGTATGTACCAGCAGCACCACTACCAGTCACGAATGCGGTCACGTATGAACCAGCAGTCACGCCAGTACCGCCGATGTATTGGCCCAAAACCAAAGCATCGCCAGAAAGTTGTGCAGTAATTGTCAAAGTGGTTCCAGAAACGGAACCTGCGAACACGGCTTCTACGTTAGTAGGGCCAGTGCCCATGTACGTTTGGGCTGGGCCTAAAAAGAGGTCGTCGGAAAATTGAGGCATTTGATCTTCTCCTTGAAAAGCATGATCAGGTTTGAAAAAAGGGCTGGGTTTTTACGCCAGCCCCTGTCACTTTAGACGCCGGGAGTACCGTAAGCGCAACGTGGATCGGTGAATCCGAGGTCATAACGCTCGGTCGCCTTGTAGCGCATTGTGTCAGTCTCGAAGTCACCTTCCATGGTCTTCTCCAAACGACGACGCATCAAGAGCTTGAAGCCCTCTGGAGCATCGGTCTGGACCCACCAAGCGGTTGGGGAAGTCAAACGAGAGATCACAGCGGCACCTTCGTCCAGCAAGCCAATAGACTTAACTGGGTTGATGTCGTTGTTTGCGTTACCAGCACGCAGAACGCTCTTCAACAGAACTTCAGCTTGGAAGATGTTGCCGGGAGCCACGATCAATTGACGGGGCACCAAACGGATCTTCTTGCCATTGTTGTCAACTGCTTGACGCACTTGAATCAACATCTGCTCCAGAGAAGTCTGGGACAGGTTGGCGGCGGTAGCCAGTTGGTTGCTGAAAGTGCCGTTCACGATGGGGTGAGCGGTGTTGGTCAAAGACACACCGTCGCCGCCGGGATAGGCGCTGTTGAAAGCAGTGTTCAACACGTTTGCGGCCAACAGTTCTTTGGTTTCCACCAGAGACTGAGCCAGATGGCGTGCATACACTTGACCGATACGGATGTGGTCGCCGTCTTCCACCAAGACCTTAGTCAAGGCAAAAGCCAGACCGTACACTTTGTACAGGTAGCGTTTCAAGAAGAGGACACCACCTTGTTGGTAGGTCACTGGTGTACCGTCAGGCAACTGCGGGGCAGCGCCGAAACCGTACAACACGGGCTCTTCGTGGTAGTTACGTGGGATGCCGTCTTCTTCACGGAACACACGGCTCCACTCGTCGGCACGTTGGTCATAGACTCCGTCGAAGCACTCATTCAGAATGGGTTCAACAATCGAACGGAAGTCCGTACTGCGCATTGGGGCGGCCATAATCTATGCTCCCTTTAAATTAAGCAATCGCGGTGACAGCACCGAAGAATTGCGAGTTAGCGTTCACGACACGTACGATGGTGTACGAATCGCCCCAAGCGTTGTCAACATATGGAGCCAAGTCCACGACACGCATTTGACCTTGTGTTGCATTACCAACAGCAGTCGAAGCACCCAAGGTGGCTTGCGACAAACCAGTGGTGCTGGAACCAGCAGTCACGTTGGTAAACAGGTACTCGTTGCCAATGGTAGTCTGAGCCATTGCGCCGTCAGCTTGGATTTCATAAACGATGTTTTGGTCGTTGTAGAAGTAAGCAACGCAAGTGCCTGCGGTGTACGCAGTGCTTGCAGGCCAATAGTTGGACACACGGGCACGACCTGTGGTGTCAGTCCACTGAACACCAGCGAAAGCGCCAGACCATGCGGCGTTGGTGCTGTTTGCGGTGATAGCGACGATGACGCCGTTAGATGGTGAATAAGCTACAGGTTGACCCTTGAGAATTTGGGTGCTGTAGCCCGAAGTGATACCGCCAGCCAGCGCCTGAGCGCGGTCCAAACCAGAAGGATGGAACGCAGGGCGCAAGCCAAACGGAGCATTTGTTGCTGACATAGTCAAGCTCCTTTATGTTATCCCGCAAAAACGGGGTTGCGATTTGGTTGCTGTTCAATAGAGCCAATACCTTCGCCTTCAACATTTACGAGCGACCGACCATTGCTGTCACGCTGACCTTGGAGATTTTCCACTTGAACACGGATCTTCTCAGCCTCTTCACGAGGTTTCTCGTGGTGCTGATAAATCATGATCTCTTGATAAATGTCCATTGGCAGTTTGAACAACAACATCTCGTTGCACGAAATATGTCCAACATGTTCACCTGACTTCACTCGGTAATCTTCATAGCCGGGTATCTCTTCAGACTTAACTGGAACGTACCCTAAGCGAATCCGCTTATCGATGCTGTCATAGCTGTTGGTTGTTGAAAGCCAGCAAAGGTGCCACCCGTCAATTTCGGGCAGTTTTGGCAATGCTGATTGCGTCCATTCCTCACTCCACATCTTGCGACGTTCCTGATTTGAAATGAACTTTTCTTCGGGTGCTCGACGGCTTGCGTCCTCGCTTGCGCGATCATTGCGGCCACCAGCACTCAGAGATTTTTTAAGACGAGATTCAGACATGATGTATTCCCCAGAAATTAGTTGCGGCGACCGTTTTGACGGTCGAATTCAATAAACTGCTTGACCATTCGAGCCTTGCGCTCAGGATTGTCCCAAGCACCCACTTCTTTCATCGCCTTGACTCGGTCAGGTGACAAAACAAATTGGGTGCGATTGGAACCACCATAAGCGGCTGAAGCCTCGCGTCCTGCACTTCCCACAACATTCCTTGGTCGTCTGACACTACGAGAATCGTCGTCATTGGAAACATTGTAACGGTGAGGCAACTCTCTTTGCAAACGGCTGTCCAGTTCCTCCCAATAATCGGGATCGGTGGGGTTCCAGCCTTGAGTTGACATCACCTCGTCGATCTTTTTAGCGATCCGACTGTCCACATCTGTTGCGTCTGGGTTGTACCAACTGTTTTTGCGCATCCATTGGGCGGCAAGGCGCTGCACCTCTGGATCTGGCACGTTGACCTGTTGGTTTGGCTGCTGCAATTCTTGGTCTGCACGCTGGCGCATGATGGATAAATTGCGTGCCTCTTCTTGCGCTTGTTGCCACATTGTCTGGGCTTCGACCATGGCTTGGCCGTCACCAGTTTGTGTGGCTTCTGCCAGCTTCATCTTGGCGTATTCCAAGCGTACTTGGGTGTCTTCCAGATGCTTGTCGATGCGCACCAACTGCTCAGACTTGGTATTGCGCTCCAACTGGTTCAAACGCTGCTTGAATTGCTCGTTTTCACGTTGCAATTGGGTCAAACGAGCGTCTTTTTCCTGATTGGTCTTGCGAATCAGGTCCTTTTTGGCCCGGCGACGGTTGCGTTTTGCTGCACGCAGTTCTTCGTCGTCATCTGGATGGTCATTGTCCTCGTCATTGACGCTTCCACCATCAGATTTTTCGTCTTTGGGGGCGTCATTGTCGTCCCCTTCCATGCCTTGCAACATGTTTTCAGGCAAATCAACCACTGCAGAGCCGTCTTGCGACTCCGACACAGCGATTTCGTCCTGTTTGTCCTTTGAATCAGCCATTTTTACCCCTTAAACGTAGGCTTTGAAAGAAAGTGGGTTGCCTGTGACCGCCGCGATCAGTTCGTGATCGTTCAAAGTCATAAACAACACTGGATCATCGTCCGGATCATCACTTAAGACTTTGATTTCCCAGCGATCACCGCCCCATTTGGGGACTCGAACGAAATCGCCAACACCTGCCCACGAGCCTTCGGGCCACGCTTGCATAGTGTCTCGGTTTTTGTACGCCAGTGGGCCCACAGCCACGACCTTACCGATCATGTTGTTCCACTTTTCGTTCTCTTTGGTCTCTTCGACCAGAACAATGCGTCCAGTTTTCTTTTTGATCCGTCGCAGTTGCACGATTACTCGGCCACCAAACGGTCTCATTCCCGGATTTGCATCAGGGAACGCCCACGCCAACTCTTGCGGGTCTGGCACGTCATCAGAGGCCTCAAAGGCCACGATTTTCTGCTTCTCACTCACTGCTCTCTCCTAGACACCATATCTCAGGTACATCGTTATGCGCTTTGCAGCGCGGTCTCACCCCGGAGTGGGGCTATCAATCTTGATTTTTTTCTTCATCCAGCATGTTGTCGATCATGTCCATGGTGTCTTGCAACCCTTGGTATGTCCCAACTATGCGTTGGTACGTCTCCCAATTGGGTGCGTTCCCGTGGGCGAGAGACACCTGCAATTCGGCTTGACGTACCTTGATCCTGTGGATCAGTTGCTCAATCATTGCGCTTCTTCATTCCAGAAAGGCCACCTTTAGTTTTACTAGTCTGACTAGTATTCCCGCCTTTGGGTTGGAGGGTTTGGCCTGTCAGCTTTTCGCCCATGGCCATGCGTTTGTGTTGGCGCACGTTTACGCCCATTTGTTCTTTATCCGAGGTTGCCATTTGGAACTCCTTGAGGTGGTTGTGGCATTGTAGGTGCGGCAGGCGCAGCAGGTGGTGCTGGTGGTGCCACGGGTGGTTGAGCCTGAGCCATTCCTTGGATTGTCTCGTGCGTCAATTTTGCATTTTCGATGGCAATCTTTGTTTGATTGTCCATCTGGTGCTTCTGGATGTCGGCCTGCAGACGTTGCATGTCCAACTGGATGCCAGCCTGATCCGCTTGTGTCTTGCGTTGGGTCTCGGCCATGCTGGTGTCCTTGACCACTTGCGCATCTGGCGGCAATGGTGGTGGTGCGCTTTTCTTCTGCTGGACCATTTGCATAAGCATTTGCAGCGCCTGTTGGAACTGGCCAAATACTTCTTGCGTGTCGAGCATGACGTGCGCACCAACGGTCGTGTAGACCTTGTCGATTGTCGATGTAAGTCGTGGATCGTCGTAGTCGTCCACAGGCTTGCCCATGGACTTTTCCACGTAGCCATTTGAGCGGTTCAAATACCACAGCGTCATGTGCTGCTTGATGTGCTCTGTCACGTGATTCAGGTAGTTTGGATCTGCAAATGGCGACTGGCCCAAGAATGGGTTCATTGCAAACTGCAGGTGGTCCTGAATGTGCGCGATGTGATCCTGTTGCAAGTACGCATAAGCTGGTTGGCCAATGAGCATTGCCGCATTTTCGTCTGCCGATGTGCGCTGTTCTGGGGCTGGTGTGTCCCGCAACAGTTCATTGATGTTGGGCACCTTCATCTGCTTCAGGACACGGCCAAGAACAGCATTGATGTTGAACTGCTGAGGGTGCTTGTCAGCCAATGCCAACACAGCCTGACTCTGAGCCATACGCTGGGTCTCAGAGAAGATGTGCGGGTCGGAGACGGGCACCACGTCGGTGTTCTTGTTGAAGTCTTCGCGGGTGATGTCCAAGTCAGTGACGACATCACTTTTCTTCATCTCATCAAAATGCCAGCGGTTCAGACGGCACAGCACTTTGAGCACACGGGCTTGCGAGTCATGCAAACGTGCATGGATGGCCGAGAACACAGCCGCACCTTGTTCGATCAGGGCTTGAGTTGTGCCAACTGGTGCCTGAGCATTGACGTCAGCAATTTTCTCTTCGCTGGTGGTAACCACGCCTTTGGCTGCGGTATCGAGCCAGCCCAACAACTTGAACAACACGTCGCTTGGCGGGTTGAACGGCATGGGCATGGCAATCTGACGGATGTCTTGCACGCCCGGTGCGCCTTCGATCTCCACAATCTGGGTCACGTCAACCTGCTGTGACTGGCCGCTGATTTTGGCACCTTTCAACTTCAGCATGGTGGCCGAGTTGTTGATGTGTGCGGTGTCCAGCAAGGCCCTCAGAGCGCCCGTCAAGGCTGCTGAAAGGCCTCCGATGAGTTGGGGTAGCCCGATGGCGTATGCGCCCCTCCACGGAATGAATTTGAACTCCACGACCCAGTCCAGCTTGGTCATGGTTTGATCGTTCTCTTCCCAGTTGCGATACAAACCAACAACGGAGTTGCTCAACTCATCGATCATCAAGATGTACGGAGCGTATTCGCCTTTGGTCTTCTTGTCTTCGTCCAGTTCAAGATACGTGTAGATGTGGTAAACCTTGCGGATACCGTCCTTGTTTTCTTGGAACTGTTTGCCTTCAACCTTGTTGTTGGCCTGCTCGACTTTGTTTTGATCCAAAGTGCCAGAAGCAAAGCTGGCATTGATGTCGCGGTACATGCCAGTGCGGATGCGGCGATCAAACTCAAACTCGGTGATCTCGTGGACTTCTGCCGCACGCTCTGCGGTATAGAAGTTGGTGGCCGCAAACGGCAAGATCACACGGTCAATTGGCAGAAACTCCACAACGGGACGCTTTTTTTGCTCGTCAAACCACAGTTTGAAGTACTGTGAGCCGCCCAATGGCAACTGGGTCAGCAACTGCTCTTGCTCGTCGCGGAATTCTTCGATCTGCTCAGTGATCTGCCAATTCAAAAAGTCACGCTTGCGCTCTGACTTTTCGGACTTCATGTCGTCCATCTTGCCAATGATCTTGGTCTTGACGGGGCCATCTGGTGGATACAGTTCTTTGATTGCACGGGCCGCAAAGTCCACGCAACCTTCGGCCATGGCAGGGTGAACAACTTTGCTGGCACCCATGAAAGTGGCACCACCGGGGGCATCGTTGCCCATACCAGTACGCTTGATGCCTTCTTCGTACTGCTTGTCCCGCATTTCACGGGCTTGCTTGTCAGTCTCGAGCAAGTCAAGGTAGCGCATGGCCAACGAACCTAACGTGCTGAATTCAACAGAATCGCACAGGTTGTCGTAAAACTCTGGGTTGAACTCAGGCCCATCATCAAGTTCAATGATGGCAGAGCCGTCTGGCTGTTCTTCAGTCGTCATGTCTGGCAGATCAACGACAGCACTGCCGTCGTCCTGCTCTTCAATCGGAAAATCGTCTTGTTCAGCCATTATTTCTTCCTTGACAGTTCAAGACGCATGGTGTCTTGATTGGGTTTGAGTTTAACCTTACCGCCCTTTTTGTACCCAAGGCGCTTGCGCATTGCCATTTCGTATTCACCCAATTGGTTGATGTACTGCTCATCTATTGGCTCACGAATAATGCTGCGAGACATATCGTTGAATGGTTGAGCAGGTGTCAAACCCATCTCCTTTGCCTTTCTCATGGTTCGTTGCATCGATCTTGGGGCTGCAATTGCCAGTGGGATCGGGTAACGCGACTTGCCAATAAGCGTTGAAGGGATGTCATGACCATAGGTTGGATGCTGTGAAATTTCATCTTCCAGTTTTCGGGTGGGATCAAACTTCAGAACACCGTGTCCAGCAGTGCCAACTTCTAAATTGCGCAATTCAGGGTGACTGATTGCAAAATAGATGTCGTCAATCATTTGCTTGCCGCCGGGAAAATGCTTGTTGGTTGCCAAAACACCCAAGATTTTCTTGCGCAGCTTGGCATCCAACGACCCTTGCAACATCAAATCTTCGGGGTTTTCAAAACCAGCAAAATGGGGCTTTACGTCCCCAATGTCATTGGTGGACGTCTGCACATTGCGAATCAAATTGTTCAGATAATCAATGTGTTCTTTTGGTTGTGCATGCGGACGCATATGCGAAATTGCCGCATCCAACATGTGTATCGCATGGTTGATTGATTCGTTCGACATGCGGTGGGTGTTGCCATAGATTTCACGCGAAGGATCTTCTTCGTGCAGTTTCTGGACAACGTTGAACAACCCTCTACTTGCTCCCAGATCGCTTGCCCAAGCATTGGGGCTACCATAGGCTCCATATCTGGTGCCGCCATATAGTGGAACCGAACTTTCCAATGGCTTGTTGTCAATGGAGCGCAACGTAGCCCCTGCTGTTGGCATTTGCAATCCATAACGCTTTTTCATTTTGGAGACTGGAATCACACCACCAAGCGTAGGGTCGCCCGGAATGCCAACCATAAAAGCATTTTTCAGTTGTGCATAGTCAACGTTAGGGATGTTTTTCATTCGTTTGTACCGAATGTCAGCCATGAGGTTTTTTTCTCTGTCAAGTTGTTGCTTTGTTTTTTTATGTGGGTTGTCAATGCCCATCATTTGAGATGTCATTCTTTCAGCATGTTGTTCAATATCACGTTTTGACATTGCAGGTGCTGGTTCGTAATGCAGTTGACCAGCCCATTTTTTGGCAACTTCTTTGCGTTGTTCTTTGGTTAATTTTGGCTGTTCGCCATCACTCATTCCTTGCACGTCACCACCGCTTTTCATGCCCGGTGGTTTTTGCTGTTGTGGTTGCATGGCCTGCATGGCTTGGCCTTGTGGTGTCAACGACAGCATGTTGCCCATGGGTGGCGTAGGACCAGCAGGAGGGGCCATAGGAGCGCCCATTGGACCGCCTTGAGGGGGTTGGCCACCCTGTGGTGGTTGAGCGCCTTGTGGAGGCTGTGGTGGAGGCGATGTCAATTGCAGGCCGGGTTGTTGTGGATTTAAGTCCACGCCGCCAACGGCTGGAAGTCCAGACTCGTCTTTGGACGGTGGCATGTACACCTTGGGCGACATGTTGGGTGCTTCTTCAATCCCAATGCCTTGGAAGTCCACTGGGTTCTTTGAATTCAATGCCAGACGCATTTGGGCAATGCTGGGCTTGACATTGCCACCACCTGCATATCCAACCATGCCGCCTTGAGCGTGACCTGTTGCAAACTGTGGGTTTTTGGCCATCAATTGTTTGATGTACGCAGGCGACAAAACACCATTCATGGCTGCAGATATTTGTTCTGGCGTGTACTTTGTTGTGTTGTAAAAGTTGTCACGTGCTGCATTGATCTGGGTATAGCTGCCAGTCATTTTGTTGATTGCATCAAGCGCACTGCGAGCCTCTTGAACCGCTGGATCTGTTGTAGGCGTTGTGGTGCCTGTTGTGCCTGCTGGGGTTGCGTTGCCACCACCAATCACCACCTTTGGGCTTGCGGCTGTGGCTGCTGCATTTCGGGCAGCAATTGCATCCTTGAATGCCTTTTCATTGGCAATCGCGTTGGGGTTCAGCCATGGGGCAATCTGATCATTGGGCTGGCCTGAGTTGTCGTACAGTTTTGTGCTGGTAAAAGGAGTTCCAGCCTTTGCTGCCGCATCTCTGGCAGTGTTGTCCAACAAAGTTGCACGGTCTACCACGCGAGCATTTTGCGCTTTGGCCATGTTGAGGATGCGCGGATCGGTGTATGGATCAATGCCTTGCTTTTTGTAATCGTCTGCCCTTGTGCCGCCACCAGCAATGCTGGGTTGAGTCAGCATCCAGTCAAGGTATGCCTTGTCTTGCGCGGTCATGTCAGACGCTTGTGTCATGCCACCAAAACCAGCCTTTGCGCCGCCTTGCAGCAACAAGTTGTCGTAACCCATCAAGGTTTCGTTTCTAGCGTTTCCAGTTCTTGCTAATGCCAAATCTTTTTCATTGACGCCATATTGGTTCATCAATTCAACCAATTTCTTGGGGTCGGTCTGATATTGGTCAAAACTGCTTCGAATGGCCGCAAGTTCTGCCGCGCTGTAATCTCGTGAGTAACCTTCCTTCGTGCTTCCACCAGCAGGGACAAAGTTGTCATTGCCGGGGCCAGTGGTCACATTTCCAGTGGGGCTTGCGCTTTGCGCTTTGGCAGTAGGCGATGTTTCAGCGGCTGCTTGATGTGCTGCTGCGTAATCCTTGGCTTCTTGCAAGCCTTCATTGCTCACACCAAATTGTTGTTGAGCACTTGCCAGATCTTCAGCCGATGGGTTGGTGGCCAAGTACGTTGCAATGCTTTTGAGTTGTTCTTCGCTGTAGTCAGGTTGGCCACCTTCAGCCAAATGAACCTTCATCTGAGCCAGTGACGGTGTGCCGCCTGACTTCATGTGATGCAGGGTCTTGCCTTCTTTGCCACGCAGGAAATATGCACCATGACCCATCTTGCGGATGGCTTGCTGGAACCGTGGGTCTTCAATGTGCTTGTAGCTGCCCTCGGACAGCATTTCACCCAAATGCTTGGCCGCATTGGGGATCGGACTGAAGTCCTTGTGCTTGGCCATGTGGTGCGCGACGCCATGCACATGCTCTGGATTCTCATAGTCAAATGGTTTCACGTCGCCTCCTTGGGCTTTATGTAGCTTCTTGCCCTGTACGTCAGAGCCAGCAGGCGCAACCACCAGCTTTTCGTAGACCGGATGGTGCTTGCCCTGAATGGATATGCGACCAACTTCATCGCCAACACCGAAGATGTCACCACGGCTGTGTGGCCTGAGCGTTGGGTTTTGACCAGTCATTGTGTTGACAAGCTCGGCAGGAGATTCGTACTGCGTTGCCAAGCCGTAATGATGGCCCTTGCCGCTTTTCTCGATGGTTGCAAGGAATGCAAGATTCTTGAGCAGTTCGTCGCCGCCTTCATGCTTGAACAATCCTTTGCGCACCAGATTGCTTTTTGTGATCGATCCATATTTTGGATCTATTTCAGTCAGGCCAGACTTGATGCCCGACATCATGGGCCGACCAGTGACTGGATCAATGGCCACACCCAAGTCGTGCATGATGTCAAAGTCCATGGGCTCACCAGTCTGCGGATTGATGTATGCCCCTGATGGGAAACCTTCGCGTCCGTATCCAGTCTTTGCCAGCACGCGCTCAATCATCTTTTGCTGATGGGGATGTTTCACTGGGTCAGCAAACCAACGGTTGGGCATGGGGATGATAGGAGTGCGGCCTGCCGCCTGCAGTTTCTGAATCATCTCTTGAATGGACGGATATTTTGGATTCACGTTGCCTCCTTGGGCCATATTGATCGAGCCGCCATCCTCATAACCACGCATGGCCTTGATGATGTCGTCATGGGTTGTCTGATTTTTGCCCACTGCATCCCACACTGCATGATGGGTCAGGTGCTGGTAGTGTGGCTGCATCGATGGGTCAACTTCAAGCCCCATGGCACGCTGACGGGCAATCAGGCGGTCAACTGCTTCACGGGCACCTTTGCCCTTGCCACGGTTCATGATCGAAGATACGCCTACGTTGGCAGGCAAGGCATGCAGGTTCAATTGCCGGGCGTCCAAGGTAGGTAGGTCACCCCTGCCCAGCATAGAGCCTATAAAGCCCGATTTGGCCCCTGCAATGCCCTTCAGTTGCTCTGCCCAGTTGCGGTAATTCTCGGTCGGGCCTGCAATCGCTTTGTTCAATGACTTGGCCATGCCCGGCACAGTGTTGGCCGCATACATCATTTGCTCGGCCAATTGATTCTGCTTGCCGAACGGGGCGAATTTCTCTTGGATGTCCTTCAGTGCGCCATGGTGCAACTCACCGCGCTCGGCTGCGTCAAGGTACATCTGGCCTTCACGCGATCCCAGCCACTCAGCAAATGCGCCTTCAGGCCTGACCTCGCCGCCCGTGTTGGGCAGTCGCATGCCAGTCTTGGTGGCCGTTGAATGCGGTAGACCACCACGGCCAATGCTTGACTGGGTGATGGTGTAAGCCTTGAGCAGATCCCGTGGCGTCAGTGCTCCAGCATTGGCACGTGCCAATTGTTGGTTCATGAACTCGCCGTAACCCTTTTGAATGTAGTCTGGAACTGCTTTCAGTGGCACAGCCTTTTGCACTTCAGGCAGGTCGCGCCATTTCCAGTCTTCGATCTTTGTGGTCGTGGGGTCGCGGTAAGGTTTCTTTGCCATGGTTGCCCTCAGTGAATGCCCAATTATGCCTTCGGTCGACGCCTTGGGCAATCAGGGCAGTCTCCATATGTCTGACACACCCCAAGGGCGTCACACGTTCTCTTCCCGGCGCTTTTGTATCCATTCTCGAAGCGATTGAACGGCCTGCTGCTCGTTGATTTCGTTGTTGGGGTCGGTGAGTATCTCAAACCGATTCGCACAGATCGTCGTGCGGACTCCAGCCATGTGAACAACTTTGCGGTAGTTCTCGCCAGTTTGGATCTCAAGATAGTCATCATGCTTCATCTCATTTCCTTCATGTTAGGGTTTCTACTTACTAGTCAGACTAGTAATCCTTTATGCTCCATATGGATTGACACGGTGCTTCATGTTGAAGATCTCAGCGTCGCTGATGTCTTCGGGCTCGATGTCGTCCCTTGGTGGGGCATCGATGCTGATCCAGCCTGCATCACGCAGATACCGCAGGCCCTGACTGATGCAGTCGACAAACTCATCGTGTGCGGTCCCTTCAGGGAATGAGCAGATCTGGCTGACCATGCCCTCGGCCCAATCACGTACAAAGCCTTTGCGCTTGCTGCTCTCAGGCACCCACACCCGGCCAGCCTTGATGATGTTGGCCACGATGGACAGGCGTTGGATCTTGTCGGCCCTGCCGGGGTTGTACGCATGCACGGGCAGGTGGGCACGTTGCAAGTCCTGAATGAGGGATATGCCTGCGCTCTTGTCCTCCACGAGGATCAGGTCCACCAGCTTCTTGGCCCGGCCCTCACCGTAGACCGTCTCGAACTCGTCGATCACCTTGGGGCGCAAGTCAGGGTACTGCAGGTGCTCCTGCCAGCAGTCCAGCACCATGACGCACATGCCGCCGTCCATAGGCTTGAACACGCCCAGCGTGATGCATCCTGTGGGGTCGTTGACGGTCTTGTCGCTGGTGGCGCAGTCGTAGGACTGGATGATGTACTCCAGCTTAGGGAATGCCTTGCCGTCGGGCCAGAGCCTGAACCAGTCGCGCTTGACGATGCCGCCCTCTTCTGGGTCAATGATCTCCGCATGGATCTCCTGACGGCCAAGGTTGGTGCCCTCGTACTGCAGGATCTGCTTTTGGAACGATGGGGCCAAGTTTTTGATGTTGGAGTACGTGCTGGCGCGGGTGATGGCCACGTCGTCCCCCTCACGCTCGATCAACTCCATGATCACTTCTTTGGGCTTGGGTGTCGTCGAGCAGATCAGCTTGGTCCGTTGGCCAAGACGGATGCCGAACTGAATCATGTCCCACGAGTCGCGCAGGTATTCCCATGCGGCCAACTCATCCAGCCACCCACCGTGGAACTGTGGCCCCCGGAACCGCTCAGGCTCACTGGCGGGGATGCCCTTGATGAATGAGCCATTGATCAGGTGTATCTCATGCAGGCTCGAGTTGTACTTCTCGATCAGGATGGACGGAATGACCTTTAGCAGCCCTGAGTCACCCTCAAAGCATGTGCCTTTCAAGTCACCGCTCGTTGGGGCGCTGACGAGCCATCTGGTGCCCGGCTGCTCCCATGCCCATGCGGCCAGCGTCTCAGATGCCGCTCGAGTCTTGCCTGCTCCACGGCCAGCCAGCATGAGCCAAATGTTCCACCAGTTGCCCGGCGGCTCAATCTGGTGCTTATGGGCCTGTATCTGCAGCCAACTCAATTGCCAGTTGGTGACAGCCTGATCGACGGGAGACAGCTTGGCAAACTCGGCCTGCAGGAGTTCATCGTCCTCGAGGATGGCCGCTGCTACGCTCATCCCTCTGTCTGCCGCTTCATCTTGATGTTCTTGAGCAGTTCCCCGAACACATTGACGTTATGCTCGATCACCAACGGTTGGTTGTCACTGCCCGTGTGCTCCATGCGTGCCAGCTTGGGCACGTGGTACTCCACCACCGACTGGAACATGTCAAAGGCCTTGGCTGGGTTCGGTGGGACCACGTACCGCTCTTCGCCCGTCTCCTCATCGATGGCCTTCACACCACCTGCTACCTGATCGAGCCACTCAGTGAGCCTGTGAGCGTTTCCATTGACAAATGAGGCTATGGCCTGCCTTGCCTCTGTTGTGGCCTTATTTGGGCTTCCTGCAGGCCTTCCTGCCCCCTTATTACCTGTTGCCATACTCACCTCCAATAAATTTGAATTGTTTATTTTCTATGTGAGCAGTCACTAACATTGTCTTGTCGGTCATATTTCAGTCCTTTCGCGCTTATCTCAGCGCATTGAGGACTGAAGTTTACTTTGTAATCTCAATACGATGCAACTTTTAGATTGTTGATCTGGTCTACGATCCATTGGCAGTCATTGCGTAGGGCATCGAACAGAGGTTTGTCGTCGGCGTCGATTTTTCCTTGCGCGTTGTACATGTCGTACAGATTCTCGTACACACTGCGGAGACGCACATTGATCGTCAAAGTGATTTCTGATGTGATGGACTCTGTTTTCCACAGTTCTGCGATTGTTGCTATCGTTTCTTCCAGTTCTTCATCGCATCCATCACTTGTGTAAATGCCAAAGACATATTCGCCTTGGTCATTGACTGATTCGGTTGTTGGTATTTCTTCTACTACGAATTCAATTGGTTTCATCATGGTTTGTTTCTCCTGTGGATTGTTTTCCTGCGGCGAATCCTTTGTCGTATTCGTCCTTCAGGCGTTGGTCAAACATTTTTGCCAGCCAGTCAATAAATACGATGGCGCTCAGTTCTGCGTTGCCCTCAAAGGCCAAGCCTGAGCCGTTGAAGTCTAGTGTGCCCACCTGTTCGCCATCAGCGTTATGGAACATCATGTTGTAGTTGGGCTTTATGGTTCCAACTGACAGCAGTTTGTTGGGGACTACGACGTCACTCCAATTGATCTTGTAATCGGGCTCACTCATAACTCATGCCCTGTATCTTTTGCGCGGCGAACTTCTTGTACGCCTTCAGTTGTGCGACCTCTGTCTTGAGTTCTGCAATGGTGTTGGCTTGGTGCTTCATCGTGCTCGATGCCCTGTCAATCCATTCTTTGACCTCTTGGGGCATTGCAAACATTTCATCTGCCTTTGCGCTTGCCAATGTGCGTTGACTGACCAAGACACGCTTTGTGGCCGTCTTGGCTGGTGTCTTCTTTGCGGGGACTTTTTTAGCTGTTGCCATGATGTGCTTTCGAATATGCCGGGAGCGGCTGGTTTGCGGTGATTTTCCTGATTGTGATCGACACTGGATTTTGTGGGATTGTGTAGCGTCCAGTGAATGCTCTGTCCTTGGCAAAGATGCTGGGCTCTTTGCGCTTGGCCCATAGGAATGGGGACAACGGGTCTGTCATGCGTTCTTCTCCTCATCAAATGGCAATGCGCCAATTTCTTGCATAAAGTCATCATCCATCTTGCAAACCCATGCGCTTTCAGATTCATTCCATGTAAACACCAAACCAACTTCGTAGTCATCAACGCCAACAAAAAGTTTGACTTGCTTCATGTGTTGCGTTCCTTTAATCTGACTTCGACTTCGAGACACAAGTCATACGATCCAAGTTTTGCCTCTGAAAATTCTTCCAGTTCTTTGTCTGTCAGACCTACCCATGTGCGCTGTGGCAGGTCGTACTGGCGGCTGTAGTAGACCATCTTGTCTGGGTCTGTTGGGTGTGGTTTAAGCGGCATTGTTCTTATCCTTGAGTTTGGCTTCTATGGCGTTTATGTCATGCAAAGTTGCGCCGTAAGCATCACCGCCTAGGAATTTTTGTTTTTCATCATCCGTCAGCCCTACCCATGTGCGCTGTGGCAGTTCAACTACTTTTGATTCAATCGCGCCGTTGACTTCAACCGCAACCCTCACCGTTGTATTGGAAAACGAAATTCTGATTGTCATGTTTCCCCCTCAAGGTTTTCAATGTGTGTCTGCAAGTCAACAATTCGCTCGGCACTGCGAACAAGCACCATATCTTGCGACTCAACCATTGCTTTTAATCGCTTAATTTCCACGTTAGCCTCACGCAGTTCGTCAAGTGTTAAGCAGTGCAAATCTACAGCCTTTTGGTATTCTTCTTTCCAGTCAGGCCCCTGCACAGGTGCTGGCTGTGCTGCGGGTAAAACACGCCAACCTTTCTCATGAAAACCAAGTAACCCCTCCACTGTTGGTTTGTATCCTTCTACACGCGCCCAACCGCGAATTGCATTTTTTTCGGTGGCGACAATATTCCCAAAAGGGTCAATCACATTCCACGCCACAGGCTCCTGCACAGGTGCTGGCTGTGCCAAGGCTTCTTTGATAGCTTGATGATGGTCTGAGGCTTTTATCCACAATTCGCCATCAATTTCTTTTGCTGGAATCATGCTTGTCCCCTTGCTCGGATAATTTCAATTGCGGTACGGTTAGGGTCATAAAAGTCCCATGTGTTTTGGTCTTCCATCAATTTGCACAATGCCTTACGCTCATCTTCACGCACCAGCTTGGCAAAGGCTTCCATACGGGCGGTCAATTCTTGGAAAGAATCGTGACCCACTTGTTCAAACCCAGCTTCCCGCGCCATCTCAACTATGAGTCGTTTACGCCATCCAGTCATGCTTCCTCCACGGTGATCTTGTAGAACCTGCCCAGATACTCTGCTTGAATGGTCTTGGTGGTGCTCAACAGATCTGACTGCACAAGGCTGGTCTTGACGCCAGTGGTGGGCAGGGAGAATTTGATTGTCTCTGCGATGTAGTCACAGTACACACTCAGCGTTTGCGCTTCTTTGATGGCCTCTGTAGCCATCTTGAGCATAGGTTTGAAATCGTTCATGTTAGTCCTTAAAGTTCGTAGACGCCAAGTTCGCCGGGGTTGATCCACTCGGGAAACAACTTGTACTTTGACAGCGTGCTGTCGAGTTTGGGATTGACGCCGAAGATCCAGCTTGAAGGGCTGCTGTAGTAATCGCACCACTTGTACGATTCAGGATCTTCTGCGCTGATCTGGAAACGACCATTCATGTCGTCGCGCTCATACACAGGCACGCCCAGCTTCTTGAGCGCGTTGAATGCGTTGCGGTAGTTGCGTTTCATTTTGAACTCCTTAAATTGTAGTAACAACAGCTTTTGGACGCTGAATGATTGTTTGCTTGACACCATCGCGCACGCCGTGCTCTTTGACTGTGGCGGTGATGGTGAGGGTGTCGCCCTTAACGCGCACAGTGCCTTCTGGTGTCCATGCCACGGCATCTGAGGTGCCTTTGTAGATCACCACGTTTTTGTCGGCGTCTTCCATGATGTAGATGTAGTTGGTGCCATACATGCCGTCCAGAACGACGATGTGGCAAATGGTGAGGGTGAGGGTGATCTTCTGGTTCACAGTGCCCACGTGCTGGCGCTTGGCGTCCAAAGCAGCACGTTCATTGGCCCACTCAGCCTTCTTTGCAGCACGGGCGTCAACACCCTTGAGGATGGCTTCGCACTGCTTAGGTGAGAGCTTGCCGAAGGTGTCCAACGCATAAGCCATGGAGCCCATGAAACCATCTTTATAAGACTCACGGCCATGGTTGTCGTACTCACGGCCAGCATCAGCGGCGTCAAGGATCTCGTGAGCACGAGGTGTGTTCGCAAGCCAAGTCTTGCGTGCGTTGGCGATGATGTGGCGCTTGGTGGCCGCAGCGTATGCATCTGGGTGCTCGATTGGGTTTGAGCGGAACGTGCGGTTTTGAGTAGTAGCTGTCATGTCGATCTCCTAAATAAACCTGCTCTGTTGCAGTGAAAGAATTATAACACAAAATTAGAGTCTCATGACAACTAGGTGTTTTCCCTATGGTCGCCAGTAGATCATGTCCATCAGAACAGTGCCGATGATTGACAGCAAAAACAACACCCGCCAGATCCGTTGGCCGGGTGTCATGTCCACTGCGGTGATGTCGAATGGATCGTGCTTCATTGCATCTGGCTCGGTATGCGGTGCAGGATGGCCTGTGCGGCGTTCTGAAGGGCCGTAGAGACCGTTCCCTCATCTTCCTGTGTCGCAAGGTCGTGGACCATCTTTGCGCAGGCTTGGCGCTCCATCATGACGGCGTGCCTGCTGGCTTCGATGGCCACGGCCATGATCTCGCCCTTTGCAAGTGCCAAGGCCTCGTCGAACTCAGCTTGGGTAAAAAATGTCACGCCAGCGTTGCCCATCAGTTGTCGAGCCAGTTGGCTCATTTCTTTTTTTTCAGTCATGTTCGCTCCAGTTTGGTCATTGCTTGCAACATATCTTCGATGGGAATACCCACTCCACCACCACTCCATGAATCCCACATACCAAGTCGTTTTTGATTGATGGTCAAATTGCCATCAGGACTATCCTTCAACAAGCGACCCATCTCAGCACAGCTTGCAGTGAAATTTGTTGGTGCTTCTTGATCTGGACAGATTGTCCATGTGTACGGTAATTTAGCCATTGTTTTGTCCTTTCAGTTCTTTGAGTTTCTTTGACACTTCCCAATTGATGATCGCGTGTTTTCTTGTGACGCCATCAATAAAGCCACGGTAGTTTCCCAAAAAGGCTTCGACCTCTGGGGTGATGTCGATGCCGTGCTGGTGGGCCTGTGCTTCCAACTTGTCCATGTGCAGTTGACCATCTGTGGTTGCGTAGGCTTCCATTGGTGTAATAGGATTCATGTCAATCCTTTACGAGGTAATAGGCGAGGCACACCAGAATGATGATGCCCCAGAATTTGATTGTGGGGTGCAGGTTCATGCTGTTTCTTTCTCCAAGATGGCCTGCAAGCCCTCCAGCAAGCGCTCTGCTTCTTCGCGGGTGAGCACAGCGTGGGAAGTGCCGTGGCGCATGCTCAGGTGCAGCCATACGCCTTCGTCAAAGTCAGAGACTGATACGCGAACGCCTTCTTGGCAGTGGATGATTGTTTCGATGTCTGTCATGGCGTTCTCCTTAGCCGATGTGAATGATGGTGAAGTGATCGCGCAGAAACTGAATTGGGTTGTCAAATTTCTCGTCGAATGCTTGTTGGGCCACAAAGCCACCAAGGATCATGTTGTAGCAGTCACGCTTGGCATGGTAGTAGTCGGCATCGCGTTCGCCCTTGCGGAAGTTGTGCCACTGGTTTGCTTTGGCGTTGCGCTCGATGTCAGCTTGCAGGTTGTGCTCAGAGTAGTAGGCCTTGAAGCCGTTGATGCTGTAGTGAGCAATAAAGCCACTTGCCAAGTACAAGAAGTCGTAGCCACGCTTGTTCAGCTTGTTGATGTCCTTGCAAGCGGCCAATACGTTCTTGGCTGTCAGTTCTTTTTCGCGTTGTGTCATGGGTGTCATGGTGTTCTCCTGATGGGGCCGAAGCCCCGTTTGGTTTACTTGACTGGAGTGACGCGAATGTCGCCACGGTTTGCTTTGCGGAATGTGTCGAGCACATCGTCTGTGATGCCGTACTCGACGCACAGCTTGCCGTAATCAACGGTGCCCTTGACTTGCACCAGCTTGATGGTCACGCTGTGCAGTTCGCCACGGAACTCGCCTTCGCCGTACTTGTTGGCGAGGTCAGCCTTCATGGCTTTGATTTTGGCCTCGAGGGCCTTGGCTTGTTGGTCGAGCACATACAGTGCGTCGATGTCGGAAGTGATGGTGGAGATCAGAGCTTCGGTCTGGATCAGGGTAGCGACTGCTGTCATGATGATTTCCTTAGTTAAACCCGCTAACGTTGCGGTAGAAGAATTCTAACACACAGTTAGAAGTGTTGTGGAACATTATTTTGCTGTCTGTTACAAATTGTTACATCTTTGTGAGTTGCTTGTAGATATTGCGGATGGTGACGTTCAGGGCGTCGTGCTCGTCCATCTTTGCAATGGCCCATGCACGCTTCTGCCCGTGCCAGCCCATGGTCGAGCCTTGGTGGCATGAGTAGCACAGGGCCACGCAGGTGTAGTGGCTCCCCTGCTTGATGTGGTGGGCTGCAGAGGGGCCGGGCGCTTCGCAGACTGAGCAGGGTTGCTCCTTGACAAGCCCCACCCATTCGCGTTCGGCCTTGGTGAAGCTGCTGTTCATGATACTGCTCTGTCCATGACCCTGTTGGAGGCCTCAGTTGATCGCCAGCAGTCGATTCGAGCCTGAGCCGATACCAACCCCCACCGAAGCGTTTCTTCGGCCTCTACGGCCTCTTCCAGCCCTTTGAGCACCTCGATGTAGGTTGGGTCTGCATATGCCTCGATTTCGGCCACTGCAGCCGATTTGGCGCGGCCATCAGACAATGCCTTCTTCATCAGGATTGCCTTCTGGCTTTTGCGGTATTCCTCAAGGTACGTGCGGTGGGCCTTGGCTTCTGCGTACTTGCGGCCATGGGTGTACAGATAGTCCACGGCGTCGTTGATGTCCTTCTGGTTCATGTCTGTTCTCCATATGCCGCGATCAGTGCGGCGTCTGCCAGTGCTTGGCCTTTGCCCTTCTTGTCGAGGTCACGCCACTTGGGCCACATCTGAATGGCTCGTGAGCGTGCGGCGTCTTTGTCAGTGCCGATCAGGCCTGCAGCCTTCTTCCATGCTTGCGGCGTCACCAGTGCGTAGGGGATGTTCATTGCACCTAGAACACCGATCACCGTACCGCATGAGTGGCCGAAGTTGAACATCGATGTCACGCCTTGGCCGGGCATGGCGTGAACCTGTTCAACATAGACCTGCGTGCAGCATGTTGATGCGATCCAGTCAGCAAGGGCTGGTGCATTGACTCTTGTGGCCGTGCCGACCTTGAGCGTAGGCATGGCCGTCCACTCGATGGGTTGGCCGTCTTCCAGCAAAACAATTGCGCCTGTTGCGCCGGGGTCAATTCCAAGTGTTCTCATGGGTGCTCCTTACGAGATGATTACTGCGGTGATATGTTCATGTCCGGGATACTCGTTGTCTTCGTCAATCGTCTCGTGCGACCCGTAATACCACTCTGGGTGGACTTTCAGCGCGACTTTTTCAATGTTCAGCGAGGAGACGTTTTCAACCCCGCCCTCATACCCATGGCGCATGGTTTCCATGTCTGGGTCAAGGGCTTGCAACTGCTCGATCAATTCTTTGACTTTCATTGGTCTCGCTCCTGATGTTGTAGTGATGCATCGATTTGGTTGCGCTCTTCGTCTGTCAATGGCTTGCCCTTCAACTTGAATGATGGGCACCGCTGCAGGATGAATCGCATCTGTGTAGTGGGTTTGCCGAATCGGTCTGTGATGCCATGGCATTCGCGGCCTTTGAGGTGTACGCATTCAAAGCACACTCGGCGGTCGTCTAGCTTCTCTTTGTCTCGCGTAAACATCCGCTCGGCTAAGTCCCATGCGTCGCTTTCGTTCAGTCCGTTGTCCATGAACACCTTGCGCCTGCGTGCATGCGTGGCAATTGCTTTCTCCAATTGTTCTTCGGTCATCGATTCCTCGCTTTCAGCATAGAGTCAGCCATGATGTAGCACCATTCTGCGATTGCATCGGGATGACCAACTATTTCATTTGCGTCAGGACCCTGAAAATACAGAGACATTGCTCTAGCCGCAAAGTAATCGCGCAAGGTCATGCCGTAATGAACAACTTCATCGCCATCAATTGGGTCGTTATATTTGCTTGGGAATGCTCTAGGTTCTTGTTTCATGCTGCTATCCTTTCAATGCGTTTTTCGGTGGCTCGGTGGGCCATGATCATGATCCGTGCTGGGATGTTGTTCATAGCCATCTCATAGTCCTCGAGGATGCCCTCAAACAGGCGTATCTCGAGGTCGTTGAAGGTGTCATGCATCAAGGCGGTCATTGCGTCCTCCAAGGCGTTGTCAGCGTCTTCCAGATGCCCCATCTCGCGCAGAGTGTCCATCAGGTCGACAGCGGTCGCCAAGGCTGCAATGTCCATCACTTCAGGCTTGGTCTTGCAGTTCTCCAATGCATTGCGCATCAGGTTCATTTGGTACTGGCGTTTCTTCTCAGGCAGGGGATCTGTCGGGCTTGCCAACATCACATCCCAATGTGTGTACGTGGTCATCGTTTCTCCTGTAACCCACTCATTGTGGTGGAGACACTATAACACGAAATTAGAGTCTGAGCAAAAAAAGTTGGGGGGCCTTTCCCCCTCTTAATAATTTTCACCCAAAGACCCCCCTACCCCACTGAAGAGGTAGAGAGGGAAGGTGCTTCACCCCCGCGAACGGGATCATCATGTGAACGGTTTTACGTTCTACCCCTCGGCTTGATGATTCGACCAGCCGACTGGATTATTCGGGAACTGCCCCCTAGACCGAAGTCATACCAGCTACGCTTTCCTTCCGCGCCACCACGACTGGGGTGCTTGCTATCGTGCGGAGTACGGGAACAGAAAGCAAAAAAGCTGTTAAGACAGACCCCGTGGAACACCACCCAAAAAGGGTGACTACCCCATGCGGGGTCAGGGTCTGACTTAACAGCTTTACCACCGGATGTTCCAAGCCCGGTGTTGCGCAAATTTTATCAAGACATATCAAGGGGCGTCAATACCCCTAAGTTTCTGTGTAAATTAACTCTCGCTTGCGCAATTGCATGATCTTTTCAACCACTGCAAATAAACTGTCCTTCAGGTGCAGGTCGTTCGCATCCCAGCCCACAGTGTCGGCCATCGTCCAAGGCAAACCAGTTTGCATCGCAGTCTTTTCTCCCGTCTTCGACTCGTCGTTGTCCGCAAAAATGTACCGTTTGCCTTTGATCTGATCGGCCACTGCCGCAAGGTTCGACGCCGAGAAACACACCACCACAGATGCAGGCAAACCCACACTGCGCAGGGCGTCACGCACCGACAAACCCGTTGCAAAACCCTCCACAAGCCAGCATTCGGGTAAATCCCTAGAGCCTAAAAACAACACTGCATTTTTGGCACGCATGCCGTGCAGCATTTTCTTCTCGTACTTGCGCTCTGGCATGTTCCACCAGATCAACTGGTAGCCCTGCAGCTTGTTGCTCACCACGTTGCGCATGGGGATCAACAATTTGTCCTCCAGCACCAGCCCACGGGTCTCGGGAAACCCTTTGATCTCGAGGTAGGCATGGTTGTCCAGCGTTGCCGACCGCAGGGTGATGTCGGCCTGCAGTGCTGCCTGTTCGTACTGGCGTTGCTGTTCAGTGGCCGCAGAAGCCCTTTTTGCGGCCCACAAACGCTTTTCTTCGTCAGTCCATGGTTTTGCATGGGGATCTTCAAACCAGATGACTCTGGCCTCTCCTGACCAATCCATGACCCAGCCACGGGAACCGTCCCAGAAGTAGGCCCCGTTGCCTGAGTTTGGCTTCTCGACCGTACCGCACCGCTTGATCCGTTCAGACGCATACAGGCGGTTGGGATCGATGGCCACACCATGGACCCTTGCAAAGTCAATGAAGTTCATCGCTGTGTCCCCTTCTTCCAAGCCATGTTCATCTGTGTGATTTTGCCCAAAACTGCGCGGTTAATCTCAACAGTGGGTGCGGTGGTGAATCGCCACATTGGGTCTTGGCCCGTGATCTTCTTGAACAGGTGATACGCCCGGCCCTGCTGGGTCTCAGGCTTGGAGTGAATCCGAGCGTAGGTGACCAACTGATGCCACAGGTGCTCAGAGTTGTCGGCCAGCTTCTTCTTATTTTTGCCCTCACCAATAAAGATCTCCTGCATGTGGCCGGGCAATGCCTCAACACGGGGCGCAGCCATCTTTTCGTGACCACAAGCCATGCATCGCTTCACAAATGGCTTGAACCCACATTTAGGGCATCCACGCACTTCGTAGTCTTCATCCTTGCGAATGTTTTTGTCCAGCTTGTCCCCCGCATCCAGCGAGTCAAGGCCGTTGAAAAACACCTCAGTGAAGTCCTCTGCAAACCGAACGATGTTGCCGCTGAAGTCCAGCAGGTAACAATCTTTTTTACCCGTGTCAGGCGACGACCGTAGGCCACGCCCCCACATCTGGATGGCCGTGCTCAATGACTTGCGCAGTGGCCGTGCATCGCAGATACAGCCCACGTCAGGCACATCAAAGCCCTTGGCAAGGGCCTCGACACTGATCAGGACCTTCAAGTATCCATTGGGTTTGCGGTACTCGTCCAATAGGTTCTGACGTTCTTTGGGAGTGGTTTCGGAGGTAAACACAGCGGCCATCACGCCTTGATTGATGAACTGCTTGGCGATTTCCTCGCAATGCTTGATGGTGGCTCCGAAGACAATGGTTTTGCGGTTGTCGCCGAATTTCAACCACTCATTGACAACGTCACCAATGATTTCCAAGCCACGCTCTTCTGCGGCCTTTTCTGTCCACTCACCACCAGAGGTAGCGGCTCCGCGCATGTCGGGCTTGGTACAAGAAAAGATCCGCATGGGCACCAACACGCCTGACTGAGTCAAATCGTGCATGGTGGTGGCGTTGATCAGGTTGCTGAAGATCTTGCCAAGGCCAACGCTGAATGGCGTAGCTGATAAACCAATTACAGCCGCACCACTGTTCATTGCGTATTCAGTCCATACCTTCATCTGTGTGTGGGCTTCGTCGACCACAAGAACGTCGAGCTTGGGCCAGTAGCCACGTTTGGCTATGGTTTGGGCCGATGCAATCTGCAGCAACTCATCTGGCCTGCGTCGCTGATGATTGGCTTGGATCACACCATGATTGTTCAAGCCATAACCGTCGGCAGCTTCAGAGGTCTGGTTGATCAAAGTGGTGCGGTCACACAGAAACACCGCACGCTTGCCCTTTTGCATGGCCTCGCGGCAGATGCGCAGGCCAAGGTAAGTCTTCCCAGCCCCCGTGGGGGCCATGATCAGTTGGTTCTTGTGGCCGTCACGAAACCCTTGGCGAAGGGAATTGTGAGCGGTAATTTGAAAAGGTCGTGGGGCAGGGAATCCATCATCACGCTCACTTGGCGCTAGGTCTTTGTTCATTTTTTGGCTTTCTTGATTTTGTCCAGTTGTGCTTGCGCACGTTTGGCATCTTTGACTGCTTCGTTTTTCTCAGTCATCAATGAAGACAACCGTGTCTCAAGTTGCGCCACACGCAGATTCAAACGAGTTATCTCTTCATGCGCCAACTTCAGTGGCTCGTCGGTTTCCAGCAGTTTGTAAAGCATCTCCATGTCAGCCTGCATGGCCAGTTCGTTCGCTGCCAACTCTTCTTTGGACGGCTCAAAACCTACATTTTTATCAGTGTTTTCCCTTGGTGTTGTATTTTCACTACTAGTCTGACTAGTATTTGCCTGCTTCTCGGCCTTGAGCTTTTCGGCCTGTTTCTGGATGTTTTTCTCTTTGGCTTGACGCTGTTTTTCCTTCTTTTCAGGGCTGCGAACACCAGCCACGAATGACTGCGACAAGTCACAGATCTTGGCAATTTCGTAGTCCGACTTTTGGTCGTAGCCCTCGATGGCCAAAGCCATCTTGACCTTGTTTTCTTTGTCAGCGATGGTCAAGTTTTTGCCGTGCTTGCTGTTTGCTTTCAAAGCCGCAAGGATTGCATCTTGTAGGGTGCCCGGCTTGTAAAAAATTTCAACGGTTTTGAGACCCAACAATTTGTAAGCGTGATAACGGTGAAAGCCTTCGTTTAACCAATATGTTGATCCATCAAATGTAGTCTCCATCAATGGAAACACGTCTCCTTTTTTCATGCAATCTACGTAGTGATAGATCAGCGCTTGGTCGATCTCAACACGGCATTGGGTGCCGCCGTCGATCCTGATGTCGTTCAGTTTTACATTTCTCATTTCATCTCCTATAAAAACCCAAAATCGGGTCAGTTAAAAATATCGGGTCGCAGTTCTTTTGCAGTCACGAGGCCTTGCGTGGCCTTCTCAATTTTCTTGGCCAGTTCGGGTGACGGCCTCTTGGCTTTTCGCATCAACAGTCCAAGCCATGTTTGGGTGATCCCCAAGTAGTCTGCCATCTCCTTTTTTGCACCATACGGTTCATCTTTGAAATATTGTTTTAGGTCCATCTTTTCTCCTTTCCGATTGTGATGTTACCACATATCTAATTTTGTGTTATAGTTCTCCTACGGTCGGATTGACCGGAGTGTGTCCAGTTGGACGTTTATCAGGAGTAACTATGAGTTTCATTGTAGAAGACACAGGCGGCAGTTTTGAGCGCTGCCCAGAGGGTATGCACCTTGGTCGGTGCTACCGTATCGTTGATCTGGGCACCCAGAAGTCCGAGTACATGGGTCAGGTCAAGTATCTGCACAAGATCATGTTGGGTTGGGAAATCCACGGTGTTGACGATCAAGGCCAGCCGATCAAGATGAAGGATGGCCGTCCGTTTGCCATCTTCAAGAACTACACACTCAGTTGGTCCGAAAAAGCCAACCTGCGGCTCGATCTGCAGTCATGGCGTGGTAAGGCGTTCACCCAAGAGGAGATGCGCCGATTCGACCTCAAGACTGTGCTGGGTGCGTTCTGCATGCTCAACATCATCGAGCGTGCTGGTCAAGACGGCAAGAGCTACACAAACGTGGCTGGCGTGTCCCCAGTGCCTGCAATGATCAAGCAAAACGGCATGCCTGCCGCGATCAACAAGAACGAGATCTTCAATCTGACAGATCCTGACATGGAGATGTTCAACGGTTTCAGCGACCACCTGAAGAAAAAAATCATGTCGTCACCCGAGTGGGAAAAACTGCAGAGCAAGCCAACACCCAAGGCTGTGATGGAAACCCCGTCTTTCTCTGAAGACGACGACATTCCCTTCTGAGGAGCACATCATGGAAGATTTTTTTCCCATCATCATCATTGGCTGGATTGTGTCTGCATGGATGACCCACATCGTGGTCTGCCTGCAGTCAGGCACATGGGGCTTTCTTATCGCGGGGGCCATTGTTTTCCCCATCGCATGGATTCACGGCACGGGCATTTGGCTTGGCATTTTTTAAAGGACTCGTATGTTTATCTCAAATTTGGAAAAAAGCAGAATCTCTGCACGCTTGCATTTGTTGGAAGAGATCGTAAAGGGCATGACCGAACGGCTCAGGGTTTTGGAAGCAACTTCAAACGAACTGACCAAAAAAGACAAAATTGATTTGGAGATCAGGGCCAAGAAGTTGGCACATCAGAAAGAGCGCCAGCGTGAATACAACCGAGCCTACAAGGCAAAAGTGAAGGCCCGAAAAGAAGCCGCAAAGGTGCAGGCATGACCACCATCATTGCCCGATCTGCTGAGAACGTCCACTGGTACCGTCAGGACGGTGGGCCACAGTACACCGTGCCTGCAAAGGACGGCTCAGACCGCCCTACAACGCTCAGGGACGCACGAAAGATGGATCTGGTGCCCTCGGTCACCACCGTCCTGAAAGTCGCTGCAAAGCCCGGTTTAGAGCAGTGGAAGCTGGAGCAGATGCTCTTGGCCGCTATGACCCTTCCCAAGGCCCCTGACGAGCCCGAGAAGGCTTACATCGCACGGATCGTGGCCGACTCCAAGGAAACGGGCAAACAGGCCGCTGAGAAGGGCACACGCATCCACGAGTCCATCGAGGGATGGTTTGCTGGTGTGCGCCCTGTGGAGCACCAAGACATCGCTCAGGCGTTTGAAGAGTCAATCTTTGATCACTTCAAAACCCATCCGTTTCAGCCGTGGCTCACAGAGCGGTCCTTTGCCAGCCCCATGGGGTACGGCGGTAAGGTCGACCTGTATTGCGAGGCTGACGAGGCTGCGCCCGTGGGGATCGTTTTGGACGCCAAGACAAAGGACTTCGGTCCCGACGACAAGGTGGAGGCTTACGACGAGAACCTGCTGCAATTGGCAGCGTACCGTCATGGGCTTGGATTGCCCCATGCACGCTGTGCAAACGTGTTCTGCTCACGCACCCACCCCGGCCTTGTGAAGGTCATCGAGTGGCCCGAAGAAGAACTGGTCAAGGGCTGGGAGATGTTCCAGTGCCTATTGACCTATTGGAAACTGAAAAATTCATTTGGAGTTTGACATGCTAACGAAAACCGAAATCAAAGACACATTCATCAACACCATGCTCGAGGAGGACTACAACTTTCTTGAGGACGATCTGGTGAAACTGGCAAACGCTTTCATTGCAGCCGCCACCCCCAAAATCGCCAAGGCAGAGCGTGCTGAATGCGTGGACTTTGTCCGTAGCCTGAACCATCTTGTGGCCGACAAGTTGCAGGAGAAACGAGGCAGTCTGTAACAAAAAAACCCCCACCGTTACAGTGGGGGTTGAAAGGGCAACTGCAGCCCTCACGGCGGGGAGACAGCCGACGTGATCAGAGGAACACCATGAAATACTTTAAATACCCCGGATTGGGAATGTCCATAGTGATCTGGTTCATTGGCGCAATTATTGTTGACCTGATTTTTTTGCGTTAGCCAAGTCATAGATTGACAGGCCAGCAGCCGGGATCTGCATCAAGTCACCAGCACCAACAAGCGGTGGGATGGCTGTTGACTGCAAAACACCGCCCAAAGCACCAAGGCCATGAGTTGCAGCCCGAAGATACTGTTGCTCATCAAAAGCCTTTTTGGCTGCTGACGCCTCAATCGGTGCAAATGCAGCACCTGCGCCGGGCACAAACCGACCAGCCACACGACCAAGTCTTGCCAACATGCTTGGGTTGGTTTGTTCAATACGCTTCAAAATGTCAGCGTACTCATGTTGCGATGTGTCTCTCTTGGCCAATTGCTCAGGCGTGACGGCTGGAATGTTCACATGCTTGTGGTGAGCCTTCAATGCATCAGCAGCAGCTTGTGCTCTTGCGCTTGCTTCTTTTTGTGCTCTGTCTAATTCAAATTGAACTGTTGCCTTGTGTTTAGCCAATTGTTCAGCCAAATGCTTTTTGTGTTGCGCCTCAAGATCAATCCTGTGACGCTCTTCTGCAGTCATGTTGCCAACTCGTTCAGCAACAGACTTTTGGCCTTCAGGACCAAGCAAAATTGGTGACTCAGACACTTGTTGGAAACCCGGTGCAATCTGATTGATTTTTTGCCATGCCTGAGCCTGCGCGGGGATGTTCTGCTGTTGCATGTTGGACATGCTGGCAACACGTGCAGCTTCTTCAGGCGTGGCACCAAATTTCATTGCATACGAGGCTGTGCCCTCTCCACCAATTGGTTGAGGGGTAAGCCGCGCTGGTAATGCAGAAGGGCCTGTAATGCCCATTGCAGGGGCTCTGCGTGCCATTTCTTCGTCAACACTCAATGTCTGAGCATGGGCATGCTGCATTTGAGCACGTCGTAGCTCTTCAAGTGCTGCTTCATGTTGCTGTTGCGCCAATGCATGTTGTTGAGCCAACATGTTTGCTCTGGCTTGATGATTTTCTTGAGTTTCAAATGCAGTGTTGTTGGCCTCAACATAGGCCCGGTGTGCAGGTTCTTTGCTTTGCAGCAATGCTTCCCGTTTGTTTTGCTCATTGATAAATTCATTTGTCCCCATCACTTTTTCTTGTGGCAATGCAGAACGCAAGACTTTACCGCCAAGATAACCAGCAGTTCCAAGGGCATATGGCTGTATATCTTGAGGCAAATCGTTGTAAATGCTTTTTGCAATGTCTACACCGGGTATAGCAGACTTGTTTTGTTGCTCTGCATCACGCAATGCTTTTTCAGCTTCAAGTAACTTTGCCTGAGTTGACTTGTAATCTATCGCAGGCATTGCTTCTGCATCACCTTGCTTTGATTCCTCGGCAAGTCTTCGATTGATTTCAGCTTCAATTTGGGCTTCTGTTGGATCACTCATGCGATTCTCCTTAGTTGGCTTCTTTTAGCTGTTTTTGAAGCAATCCATTCAAAACCTTGATTTCAGGGTGTTGCATTTGAATGTCGTGCAATGGAGTCAATGAACCAGCAGCAATTGCTTTTGGATATAAATTACTCAAAGTTGAAAAGACCTTTGCATTGTGTTGCAAACGAATGTTGTTTTGAGCAATTGCACGATGAATAGCGGCAGGCCCTTGCTCAATATGAGTTTCTTGCATCATGCGCTGACCAAATTTTTCAGCGCCTTCTTTTTCAGGATCAATGCCACGGCTTTTCAAATCGTAGTACACACTTCGAGCAATGTTGTTCAACAATGCATCTTGGTATGCTTGCTCATCTGGTTTGAGATTGGCATACAAAGCAGGCACCAAGCCCTCAGCACGAACATGGACACCGTAGGGGCCAAAATTGATACCGAATCCTTTTGCCAACGCAGATGCCAATGGACCTGCTCGACGAAGCATGTTGGTTGTAGCCACTGCTTTTTCTGGGTATTTGTCCAACGCATCCAAAACCGCAGTGTTTGCATCCTTTGCGGTATTGAACGCAACTGGTTCATTAACGATTTGCAGGTTTTCAAATTGTTTTTTCTTCACACCTTCAAGAAGATCGGCACCCGCAAGAATACGTGCGTTGTTGGCCTTCTCTACTTCAGTCACTGCTCGTGGGTTAAGTTGATCGGCATGGAACGATGGCTTGATCTCAAATTTTGATGTATCAAACACTGGTTCAGCAGCTTTCTTTGCAGGTGCTGGTTCAACCGGGAGCTTTGCCGTTTCAGTTTTTACATTATTGGGATTTAACTGTGCTTCCAAAGCCCTCATAGCCAAGTCACGTTGAATTGGATCTTTGAGATTGTTGATGGCTTGTTTGACCGCATCTACTCGACCGGGACCGCTCAAGTCGAACTTTTCGACTGATGCCGTTTGGATGGCAGGCGCAGTCATTGTTGTGGGTGCAGCAGGTGCAGTAACTTGAGCCTCTGTTTGAGTTGGACCTTTTGGCGAAGACGCCATGCCGCCCAAACGATTTTGCAATGCTGCCAAGGCACTTCTGTATTGTTCTGCGCTGATGTCACCATTGGCTCGTTGTTCGGCCAACAACTTCATTTCTGTTGCTTGCTGTGTGGCCAACAAAGATTGATTCTTTTGAGCCAGTTCTTGCTGGGTAAGCAACTGCTTCACTGCAGGCAGGTCAGGTGCCTTGGATGCCCAGTGTGCAACCAATCCGGGGGTGGGCATCTCATTTGGATGCTCTGTGTGCCATTTTTTGATCTCATCAGCCACAGGGACGTGTTGAGCCATGATGGCTTGGCCTTGGGCCAGTTTGGCACGTACCTCTGCGATTGGCAAAGCCATGGCACGCTGTTGCTCGATGTTCTCAGCCAATGCTTCTGACGCCGATCCAAGGGACGCAGCAAAACCGCCAAGTTGGGGCTTCAGAAAGCCTGCAGCGACCTTAAACCAGTTTGGTTGGGCATAGCGTTGCTCGAGCGACTTCAGGATGTCCTGACCAGCTTGCTCATAGGTAGGTGTGCCACCTTCTGGACGGTCATAGATAGGATAGTTCTTGGGATCAAGAATTGACTGCAAGCCACCTGTAGTTTGTTCTGCCATGATTTATTCCTTAGAAGACGCCATCATTGGTTGAATCTGAAGGGTTTGGGGCAAACCAATTAGACACAGTGCCTTTCAGATTGCTCAATGCATCGCTCAAGCCTGCCCATGGTGTAACACCATTTGCTCCCGGCGTGAACAAACCAGCAGCACCAGTGGTCAAGCCAGCCAGTGCAGACAGTGGAGAACCTTCGGCAGTTGTCTTTGTTGATGTTGGGATGTTGTAACCCCTGATCAGGCCAGACAGTGTTGACAGGTTGCTCAGAGGATAGTTTTGTGCGTTCTGAGCAATCGTCTGCTGTTGGCCACCCATGGTGGACAGAGCATTGATGTCCGCAAGGCTCATGTTCTGACCAGTCTGACCCAACGTGCCCAGATTCTGCGCTGCAGTGTTTTGCAACTGGCCTTGTTGAGTGGCCAAGTTGCCTGCGGTCGATCCCAATTGGCCGAGCAAGTTGGCTTGCTGTTGACCCAGCGTGCCGCTGACGTTGCCAGCATTGATGAGGTTTTGAGCCTGCTGAGAAGACATCTGACCTGCCGTCGATCCCAGTTGGCCAAGCAACGATGCTTGCTGTTGGCCCAAGGTGCCTGCAGTGTTACCCAATTGACCCAGCAACTGGTTTTGATTTCCTGCAGCAGTCAGTGCTTGACCGTAACCAGTCGACAACATCTGAGACAAAGTATTGTTCAGGTCTTGGTTTGCTTGGGCTTGGATCTGGCCTTGCACCTGAGCACCGCGCTGTGAGCCAAACTGACCAGAACCAACAGCGGCTGCTGTGGCCGCTGGCGTCAAGTTTTGCTGGATGTTGCGCTGGGCAATGTCCGATACGCTCTGAGCCGCATTCTTGATGTACGGGTTCATGTACTGCTGCGCCATCTCTGCAGGGCTTTGTGTGGCCTGTTGCAGGTATGGGTTGGCTTGACTCAGACCGCCGCTTGTTGCCGCTTGGTTGAGGTAAGGCTGTGCTGCAGTCGCTGCGTTGTACTGAGAGCCAGCTTGAATGTAAGGTGCAGCCGCATTCAGACCGCCGCTTGCCGAAGCACCTTGTAGATATGGGTTCGCAGCGCCCAAAACATTCGTTTGCCCTGCTTGATTGGCCAAACCGATGGCTTGATTAACAGGCGTTTGGAACTGACCGACATTCTGTTTGGTCATGTCGAACGCTTGCTGCTGCAGAGGCTGGGCTCCAACGTACTGGGCGTTCTCTGCCGCTTTTGTTCCTGCGGTCGCCAGATTACTCAGGTAATTGTTGTAGTAATCCGGTGCCGTGGTGGCTTGCGTTTGTGATGACTGAAGCAAGTTTGCCATGGTTAACCTTTCGCCATTTTCAGATAATCCAAGGGGCTCTTAGCCTTGGGTGGAATTTTCGAGTCGGGTGCTGACCGCTTGTGTGCCCTGATTTTCTCACGCATTTCATTCAAGCGCTTGGCCCCCAGCTTGTTTGAGCCACCACCGATGGCCGTGACAAAGGCCGCTGGGAACACATATTCACCATCAGCAATCTGGGCAGGCACGGGGTGACCAGTGCCGGGGGTGTTGTGGTGAGGCAGGCTGGTGCGCATCTTCTCGAGCACCTCAGCACCTGCCTTGCTGGAGCCGTCGCCCAAAGCCGCTACAGTGTCGGCATCCATCACGAAGTCGCCATCGTGCAACATGGCGGGGATGTCGTCCGACTGGCCAGTTCCACCGCCTTGGGCGTAGTAACCAGTCACCCCAGTGATGAATTCGGGATTATGGCCCTTTGGAGCCGCTTCAGCGTACTTATGGGGCAGACCCCCATGGGCCAGCCCTCCAGACAGTCCTGCGCCCTTCAGAGGGCCTTGGCGAATGTGTTTGAGCGTACCAAGTGGCGATGGGCTCTGATTCACAGGCGCTGCTGCCAGCATGGTGGGTGCTCGTTCGTACTTTGGGTTCATGTCGTTGATCATTTTGGCCATGTCACTGGCAATTGATCCACCAGACGCTGAAAAAACAGTCGCATAGTCTTTTTCGTTCATAGTCGAATTTTCTTGTGGTGATGATCCTGAATCCAGCATCGATGGTGGAACAATGTTCTTTGCAGCCAAAACCTCTTGCATGTCTGGCGTCAAAGACTTGAATAGCTGATGCAATGATGCCAAGTGAGCCAGCTTTTCAGGGCTGTAAATACCCTTCAAGAACTTCTCATATTCGTTCAGCTTCATGTCAGCATACGAAGAACCTGAGCCGCTGGAGCTTTTTGAACTGCTTGTCGTTGGTGTTTTTGTCGTTGCGACAGGAGTTTGTGTAATAGCTGGTGGCGTCAATGGCGTTGTCGTGACTGTTGCGTCATTGACGGTGCTCAAGTCAATCGGGTTTTTTGTTGCCGTGATGACAATTTCGTCAGGAACTACGGGGTCTTTGGGGTTTGTAGGTGTAGGTTGTGTTGTTGTTTGTACGGGTGGAAGCGCGGCCTCATCAGGAACGCAAGCCCCAACTTCCTCATCAAAATGATAACCCGGCTCACACTTAGGAGCAGTCACTCTGATCGTACCCAAAGGTGGTGTTTGAGTAGAAGGAGTGAGGCTGCGTGTCGGAGGAGTCTGATCAGTCAGATCAACAAGTTTGTCTGACGGCGCTGTGACATTCACCGTTTCAATGGCTGGTGTTGAGCTTGTAGGAAGACCACCAGTAGGTGATGGTGTTGCATTGCTCAAATCAACGTTTTGGTTGGGAACGTTAGAGCCAACATGCACCGTCTCAACAGGTGGCAAACCACCAGAAGGTGGCTGCTCAACAGTTGGTTGCTCAGTTTGCTGTGCTGGGTGCAGCGCAATCAGACGATCTATTTCATTCTGGCTGGTATTTTCGTCAACCCAAGAATTTGCTTTTTGTTGTTCGTTGTACGCCTTCAGGCCAGCAGTTCCCTTGGCATCGTATGCAGCACGTTGATCAGGGTCAAGACTCTCAAGATCATCTTTGCTCAATGGCTTGTCTGAATTCAACACAGATGTTGCTGTGTTGTTTGATGCCTTAGCAATCGCAGACATCGTATTCAAAAAGGCAGGCAAGTTTCCTTTGATCAACGCATTGGCAATGTTGATGTCTTTTGCCGCTTCATTGATCGTGAAGCCAGTGTCGCCAATCTTGATGTTTCCAACACCAGACATACTGGCAATTGAAGACAATGCACCAAGGATGTTTCCACTGCCCAATGCTTGAGCAGCCCTGACGCCTTTCAGAGCATCGCCAACAGTGATACCTGTGCTTCCGATCCCAACGTTGTTTGCACCGCCAAGACCGCCCATTACTGCGCCTTGAAGGATGTTGCCGCCAGTCAGGCCAGCCAAACCGCCGCCCATCACAGCACCGCCCACAACGGGTGCCCATGTAGCACCAGCACCTAAAGCACCGCCAATTGCAGCGCCAGCGCCGGGGAACGCAAGGTTGATCGCCAAAGGTGCAATCATCTTGGCGAAGTCGCCAATACTCATGCCCGGATCGCTGATTTTTAACGCTGTTAAATTGCCTTCAGGCGTGAGCCACTGTTGAAAATTATTGTCGATCCGTTCGCCAGTGGCACCAGCAAATTTGCCATCAGCATTGAAAGTACCAATAAATTTTTGGCCATTGATGTTCAACGTACCCGCATAAATTGGACGGCTCAAGTCGTCTTCGGTTACAGCCTCTGGCTCACCGTTTTGGTCAGTGCGATACGTTCCTGTGGCTTTCTGCTCATAGCCATTGATGTACACAGATTTTGGGTCAATGTACTTGCTTGACCAACTGCTTTCATCAGGCTTGAAGTTTTTCAGTGCGGCAGCTTCTTGCTCGGATTTCAATTTTTCCGAGGCTTTTTGTTCTTCTTCTTGAGAGCCATACGAAGTATTGCCTTGCTCCCAATGAGCAGGCACCCATACAGACTCGTTTGTTTGTTGGTCATGTTCATAACGACCCGGTATCATTGGCATATGTATTCCTTACGTCGCAAGCGACATGATCCCAGTCAATTGCTGTGCCCAATCTTGCCAGTTGTCAAAGCCACGGTGATCAGGCACACCTGATTGGACAAAATAACCGATACCGTTCATGCCAGCCACCCAGTCTCTCCATCTTTCTTCTGGAACATACCCAAGCTGATTGCCTGCAAAAAGTTCGGCCATCAGCTTGACGTACTCGTCCCAAGTCATGTTGCGCGGATCGTAGGTGACCATTACGGATTCCCTGTCCCGCGAACGTCGCCAGTGTCAAGACTCAACAGGATTCGTCCCATGAAGTAGTCACCGTTCTGGGTGTTGCTGATGAAACGCAAACGCATCTCACGACGCTGCTCTTTCATGTCAATCTTGAGTGTGGTTCCATCAAACGTGTAAGGGTCTGAAGGATCGTCCACGTCTTCAGCATAGGACTTGCCCGTGATCACGACTTGCATGTCACCGTTTTGAATGAAGTCAGGCTCAATACGTTCGATGCGGGTCCAGAGGTTTTGGGCACTTTGCTGAGTTGATCCAATCAAGCCAGCCTGACTGCCGATCACGTTGGTTTCAAAGTAGGACTCAATGGCATTGACGTAGTTGGTGTAGACCGAGTTGTTGCCCTTCTCATGCTGCCACAAAGTGTAGCTTCCCGTGGTGTTCTGCTCATTGCCGCCCCAGATCGGGCGTTGGAACACTTCAGAGAACACACCTGCAGAGCGACGGGCACCCATTGCCTTGCCTGCGTCGTACCAGTTCTTTTCACGCACGTTGTAAATGATGGCATCGTTGCACTCAGTGCTGTCGCCTGAAGGGAAGAACCACCAGATCTCACCCCAACGTGGCACCTTACTCACCCAGACCTTTTGACGCTGGGCATAGTTCAAGTTGTCGAAGAAGTAGTTGTTGTTCTGAGTGTTCGGGACTTCCTGAACGACACCGTTGTAGCTTAGGAATCGATCCGTACCCACCCAATAGAAGATACCGTCATACTCAATGACGCACTGGCTGGACATGATGGATGACTGCTGGGAGATCAGGTCATACTTCCAGTAGAAGGTCTGATTCCCCACAGTGGTTGGTGAGTACGTCACACGCACCACCGAGTCCAGTGTCCAGAAAATGCCAGCAGGCGATGTCGTTCCGCCACGAACTGGCAGGCCCTTCACCACCTTGGTGGACGACACGTTGTTGGCGTTTGAGTCAGCCGATGTCCAGTTGCTGAAGTCACCAGCAGAGCAGTTCTGAATCAAGCCGTTGTTGCCGTACACAAACAGGTACGGGAACAGCATCACAACACCGCCAGACACGGAGATGTTGTTGTCAAAGACCAATGAAACAGTGGCCGATGCTGTTGCATTGTTGCTCAGGGTTACGGTCCACACACCAGCAACGATCAAAGCCGACACAATCGTGGTGTTGGCTGGGATGCCGGGGCCGCTCACGCTCACGCCAGCACCCATTGCAACGTTGGTCGCCGCAAAGGTCACAGTGGGTGATCCGCTGGTGGTGGTACCAGTGGCCGTAAACACGCCTACAGGGCTCAAGGAAAGGCCTGTAAAGGGGCCAAACAGAGGCCGTGTGTTAACCGTAGAGGAAATGTCGTTTAGGTTTTGGCCGGGGTGTGCAATCAGGTTGTTCTGGCCATTTCCCAAAGCGTCGTAACCAATGTCAAACTGCCACAAAGTATTGGGGTTGGGATTGAATGTTGTCAGGGATGCAACATACCCGGCAAAGCCTGAGCCAGTTCCACCGATGCTGGCCGAACTGATCGTCACTGCCGCATTGTGGATGTAACCGCTACCGCCAGCAGTGATTGCAACGCTGGAAACAAGGTTGCTCGTAACAATGACAGTGGCCAAGCAACCAGATCCTGCTGCCGAATTGATCGGCACGCTGGTGTAGGTTCCATTGGTGTATCCGGAGCCCTGAACTGTCGTCGTGATGGACGACACAGAGCCAACTGGCTCAATTGAGGTTGGTCCAAAACCGACTGCATCATCACTGTCAGTGGTCCACTGCTGGAGACCATCGCTGTAACCAGAGATCACGTAGTTGATGTTGTCCTGTGCGCTCATGATCATGCCGCGACTTGCGCCTGCAGCATTCAAGAACGCACCGTTGTACCCGCCAATCTTGCGTGGACGGCCATACTGAAAGCGAACCCATCTACCGTCTACATAGGTGCCAGATGCGAACTGAGTCCCATCCCGCTGGATGCCTGCTCCAACCTGTAGTGCGATAACTTTTGCCGTCATCAAAATGCCCCAGCATTGATGCCAACGGGCACCAGAAGACCTGTTTGCGTCAAGGTTGCGCCGTTGACCCCGTTCACCGCAAAGCCAAGCTGGTGACTTGCGGCCAAGTACAAGCCCGTTGTTGCGTCACCCGAAAATGACAACGATGGTGACGCCGCAGATCCGTTGCCAATCGTCAGGGCATTGATGGTGGACGATGTTGATGTCTGGGCGTTGTAAACGTTTGTGCCATCACAAATTGCAATGATGGTTTGACCTTGCGGCAAGACAACTGTTGAGGCCCCAACTGAACTTGTTTTAAAGGTTAACGAGAACGAGCCTGTTGTCTTGTTTTGGAACGAGTACAACTGAACGGTTGGAGGCAAGATCACAATGCAGTTTGAGGTCAGTGTGCCCTGATACTCTTGGATGGTCGCAGATGCTTCAGCCGATGTCAGCGTCACTGTGCCGCCAGTCACGTTCTTTACCAGTTGGGTAAAGAAGAATGTTGCAGACCGACCGTATGCATAGCTGAAGTAGTTTGTGCCGTTGCTCACAACCACAAACGACTCTGCAAGCTGCAACTGTGCGCTTACGTTGCCGTCAATGGTGTTGGTACCAGTCAGGGCAATGTTCAGGATGCCTGTTCCATCATTCTTGATGACAACAAACCAACCCGCACCGACGTCAACCGCCGAAGGCATCGTCACAGTGCCAGCACCGCCAGTCCATACATACATGGATGATCGATCAGAAGGCAAGAACGTGTAGGTCGACGAGAACGTGCTGACCGCTGTTGAGGTGTTGAGCGTGGTGCTTAAGGCTGTCAGGCCGTATCCAGCCAGTGTCGCCGCATTGGCGGCAGATGTACCTGCTCCAAACTGGACCGTACCCCATGTTCCATCGACTGTAACGTTGCTGGTTACATAGATGTACTGAGCGATGCCTGAATCAACTGCAACAATCGTATGGCCATCGTAATCCACTACGGTGAACCTGTACGAGCCAATGTTGCGAATCAATGCGCTCTGGCCTGTGGACACGGATGTCGCAGGCGGCATGATCAGTTTAAAGTTGGTGTTGGCAGTTGCCGTGACCTCAATGATGTTGGCCACAACGCTGTCAGTGTTTCCGTTGATCGGCCACTGCAAGAGGGTATCGCCAGTGATGGTCAGGTTTTCATAGCCCACTTGCGATGGGCTGATGGTGGAACCCGTGTAGGGATTGGTGTATGTAGTCATGATTAGGAGTCCACAGCAACGGCTTGACGATCACCAATGCGCGACACATCTTCCTCTTTCAAGGATTTGAGCGCCTCGGCGTACTTCTGTTGGAAAATGGTGCGCTGGTCATTTTTCAGGAACGGCATCGCCTGCAACAAGGTTCCGAACAACATGGCGTTCGGTGCGTTTTGTGTCAGCCAGTTGGTTTGGTTGGTTGAACTCAGCGGTGCAATCCGCTCGTAGTAC